TCCAGTTCTGTAGCGGCCAATCGTCGACTCAGACACCTTCGATTCAAAGGCCAGTATGTCATTTTTTCTCCCGAATTCTTCTTCTAATTCCAAAAATTGTTGCTGTTACTCTTAAGCCGAGAAATCGTATCATTTTTCTTGCCGCTGTTTGTTTGGGAGAGGTCGCATAATTGGCCACTCCAATCTCTTTTCTTAAAAGTACAAGAAGTTTTTCTAAATCCTTTCTATCCAAGTTATCTGCCTGGATAAGTGCAATAAAATAAGCTGTTGCGAAATTATTACATAATGCAGTTCTTAAATCAAACCCCTTGTTTATTCCTGACAGCACATTCCGAGAAAACGTCAATTTTCAGGCTTCAAAGTGCCATTAAATCATCGTTTTATCGCCGTTTTCCTGATTCATTGCGGTAGTAGCACCTTCCGCAACTCCCTCGGTGCTTTCAGGCATAAACAGGATTCAACGCTGGTCGCAGAGCAAACCGCTATATCTAGTATTTATCGCCTTCTTCGTGTCAATATATAGTGTTTTGGTGAAAAGGCAGGGGGTGACATCAGGAATAAACATCCGTTTGGACACGAGGAAGGTTGCTCTCCTCTCCCCGGCTCCGTCAATTCAGGCACGAGGAAATAGGTGCAGTCAGGCATAAACACCCTTTCAGACACGAGGCAATCTTCCCAGAAAACACAAAAAGCAGCCCACCGGGTCACCTTTCCTTCCGGCTGATCTCTCAGCTCGTCGGAAAGCAACCTGGTGGGCTGCTGCATTTTCTATTTAGTTTTCTCTGCGACTACGGAGTCTAACCGTTTCTTCTCTGGACTCTCACAGTCAGAATTTCTCTGTCTCAGAAGCCGCCTGCGCTGGCTCCTGCGTGCTTTCGTTCTCCTTGTCCATCTTTCCCTCGAAGATGGGAATGGCGTGGCACAGCTCGTAATTCACGAGCCTCTGCTGCGGATACTCGACACCCGGCAACCGATAGGATCTTGTTCTGTCCCAGCCACAGCTCTGATAGATCAGGCGCACAAGATTCTTGCTTTTGATTTCATACCTGTCATCTTGGTTTTTCTTTGGGACTCGATTGGCCCCTTCTTCATCCATCCCACACGCTTGTATTGCAAACATCTGCTTGGTCGGGTTGTAGAGAAAGTGATAGAATTCCGGGTGACCAATAGATTCAAGGGCGCTCCGAAAGACCGTAATGCGTCCATCTGCATAGCGAAATGTAATCCCTAGCATATTCTGCTGCCACGTCTTTGCTGGCATGAATTTTCCTCCTTCCTAAAAAGGGTAGACTTCCCCCTTGGTGCCAAAAAGCGATTTTTATAAATTTTGCTGCTGTCCAGGTATACCCGTAAGCATTCCAACCGAGACAAAACCATCCATTTGCCTCAGCTCCGACTCTTGGCGATGCTGCTCAACTGGCACGCCAAAGGTACCCGCGATGTCCTCCGGGTAGTAACCCTTCCGAGGATTCACAGGCTGTTCTTCCTTATTCTCTTCGGCCATTGCCGCAGTCTGTTGATCAGCAGACTGCTTCTTTTTACGCTCATGGAACACCTCGGCCGCCACAAGGTCAAATACATAGAGAGCTTCGCCCTCAAACTCGATTCGGTATCCGAGGATCTTATACCGGCAGTCACCGGACCAGCCCATTTCCTTATAAAGTAATTCTGAAAACAGCCGACAGGACATTTTCCGACTCTTACGCTTGTCCGGTTTTGCGATGCACCAGCGCAGAGCATCCCTGTCATTTTCATTGCAGCCTTTGACTACGAGCCGTTTCAAGTCGCTGTTGAACATGATGTTGACATATACCACATCCTCCAATCCTGCAATGCAGGCTGTGTTGAATGTGATGCTGTCTTTCCTTATTACAATGGCAGGGTCCCGAAGATGTGCAAAAAGCTCCCTCCGGGCGACTTGGTAACCATCATAATCAAAGGCCTGCTCGATCTCAGTTCTCCTCTGTTCCCTCTCCGACATCTGCTCCGCGCTCAGTTCCAACATCTGCGGATTCTCCAACTCCATCGCCTGTTGATTTTCCAGTTCCATGTTCATCTGGTATAGGCCACCCTTCTATTATTTTCTCTGCTTCATGTAAAAGCTCTTCAAGGTCTTCTGAGGTCAATGTACTGTATTCGGTCAGTTCCTTTGCCGGTCGCAAAACATCCCAGTCAGCCGCATAGTGCCTCTGCTCTAGTAGATTAACCTCTGCAATGCTGGCAATCGGTCTTCCAAATGTGTCCTCCCATTCCGGAGGTAAAATGTAAATAGTCTGCTTAACTGTCTTCCCTTCGATTTCCGCTTGGTCATCTGTTTCTGCTTCTTTGGGTGGAAGGACAATGTTCTCCGTCTTTACCATTTCAGGCTCGTCCAGTTGAAACAGCATAACTTTTTGGTCATCATTCTCGATAAAGTCACCTCGGAAACGGTATTTCAAGTCCTGGTCCCAATCCATAATGTCAAACAGCGTTTTCGCCAATCCACGGCACGACTTGGACAGCGCACACCACCGCCCTTCGCGCAGCCTTCCCCAGTGAATTGCATTTGGATTGTTCTCATCACACGGGCGGACAGCAATACATCTGTTCACTAAATTCAGCAGCAGCTCTACATACTCCACATTCTCAAATTTCTTGAGGCAGGCCGCATTAAAGCACAATTTCCCATCGGCTATTGTCATCGCAGGGTTGTGCATAGTAGCAAAATACTGAGACCGGACCACCTCATATCCACGCATGTCTAATCCATCTTTATATTCTATCTGCTGTGTGTTCTCCATCTCGCTCATAACACTTTCCGATGCCTTTTGATATTCATCCGTTGAGAATCCGGTCCAGTCCTTATCCAGTGGTACATATCCTCGAAGAATCCCATCGTCAATGACACTAAGCACTGGTAACGGTCTAGCTTTCTTCGCATAGGCACGAGATGCCCGAAGAAAATTTGCTGCTTCATATACGGTTCGAGAAACTATGGCTTCATGATGATTTTTTCTTCTAAACTGCGTTCTTTCACCATTGTTCTTCTTTGCCTTGTGTGTCAAAAAATTAGGGGTAAACGTTTTCCACGCCCTAATGTCACCACAATGACGTTCGTTTGCGACAATCGCGGCCAGTGTGCTTGCGCTCCACTCAAGTCCGCCCTGCTTTGTTTTGCGTTTATAGGCTTTGAGCAATTCCGCAATATCAGAAAATGAAACACCGTTCAGATAAAGGTAGTAGATTGCTTTTACAGTTTCAGCTTCGTCCTCATTGACGATAAGGTCTCCCTCTTCGTCCCGGTCGTAACCAAGTAGTTCTGGTGTTAAAAACAGTCCTTTCCTAAACCGGCGCTCAATCGACCAGTTCATAATAACCGATTTTGAATGGGATTCTTCTTCTGCAACCGAGGCCAAAATCGTCAAAATCATTCGACCATTATTGTCCAGCGTATAAATGTTGTCTGCTTCAAACTGAACACCTACCGGCGGTTCAAGATTTTTCAGGAGGTCAATAGCCGAAAGGCAATCAACGATGTTTCTTGCAAATCGAGCGATTGACTTGGTCATAATCAAATCTATTTTCCCAGCTTTGCAGTCCTCAATCATTTGGAGCATGCCTTTTCGGTGTGCAATAGATGTTCCGCTTATACCTTCATCCGCATAGATTCCAACAAGTTCCCATCCTGGATGTCCTGTAATGTACTCAGTATAATAATTCTTTTGAAGTTCATAAGAGGATGTCTGTTCATCATTATCCGTTGAGACTCGAACATAGGCCGCCACCCGGCGAATTTCTCCGCTCTCCGTAAAGTCCACAATAGGCTTTGCTGGGATTATTTCGATTTCGGACACATCCGTGCCTTTATATTTATCACGAATTTTCTGCTTACGGTCTTGCCCACTGTTTTCTTTCATGGTTTCACCCTATTCCTTGAGTGTCCAGTACCACTGGCGCATTTTTCTATAGCTCTGTATTCCTAGCACGCGCTTCGTCTCAGCTATGGTTCTGCGGCTTATTCCAGCCTCTCCAAGCCTTTCATAGATTTCTTTTGATGCCATATCGCCTTTTATCAGATATTGCTTCAAAAGAGCACAAGCCATTTCCGTTTTTGTCGTACACTCTATGGCTTGAACTTTTTGTTTTTCCTCACAGCTTTCAGATATGGAATCCAGCCACTGGAACCCATAATCCTCTGTTATGGAAAAACTGATTTTGGACCCATCTGGTCCTAGGCTGTTTTTTATCTGGTGGACGACACGCACGTCCATATTTTCAGCATCTCGCTCAATCTGCAACACACTCCTTGCCGCTGCTACAACGTCAATGCTCCCAAGACTTCTATACAATCCTTTTATGCCTTCCTTTTTGTTCATGTGCCCTATCAGCACAATGGCGCAGTCATAGGCTGTCGCCCACATTCCAAGGTGCTGCATCAACCGCCTTGCTTTTCCAGCAATCTGCAAATCGGAGTCACTTGAGAGGTATGCCTGGATTGGGTCAATTACAACAAGACTCGGCCGAAAAGCAACGATTGCATCCCGGATGCGTTCATCATCGAGTGTCAGTCCACTATTGACTTCCTCATTGATGAATGCCACTCTGCTACAATCAGCTCCCTGCTCTTCCAGCCTGGGCTTTATCGTATCTGCGACCCCGTCCTCCGAACACTGGTAGATAACCCTTTGTGGTTGCCCCAATGGTTTACCGTCAGGAAAGGCACCTCCTGTGGTTATTTCAGCAATCAGGTTCATCATCATTGTGGATTTACCATCGCCGGGATCACCCTGTAGCAAGGTTATTTTTCCTATTGCAATGTACGGATACCAGAGCCAGTGAACAGGCGACGATTCAACCTCACTATACAGAGTCAAAAGTCCTTCTTGCACTCGTCCCAATCCCCCGTTCCAACATTGTACAATCCTTAGAGTTCTTCAGTTTTATTATACATCTACGCTGGCAAGTTGACTGTTACCTATCAGGTAGCACGTTTTTCAGATTGTTACCCATCCGGTAACAATCTCGGCTTTTTTTATTTTAAGGATGCAGCACCGTAGGAGGTGTGGAGTTGCATCCTTACCTTTGAAAATTTGCTATGTATCATTTTCGGCGCAATAATTGTCTTGTTCTTATGCGGGCCAGGTGGAGGTAAACCCATGCCTATAGACTACCCTGCGCTCGGAAAACGCATCGCATTTTTTCGGAACCAGTCTCACCTTACACAAGATGATCTTGCAGATAAGCTCAATATGAGCCGAGGTTTCTTAGCTCGAATCGAAACATCGAGTCGTCATCCCAGCCTTGAAACAATCGTAGAGATTGCAAACACTCTCGGCGTTTCTACAGATGACTTGCTTGTCGATAGTCTGACCCACTCCGTTTCCACAGCAGACACCGAAGTTCATCGGCTTCTGATTGACTGCAACGAACTCGAAGCTGAAATTCTCACTCGTACCTTGAAAGAATTACGCGCCATCCTTTACAGCCTCGGCGTATAAACAAAAATTGCCCGCATAAGCCACCGCTGCACCTTCTTTTCCAGAGGGTGCTTCTGTGGTCTATGCAGGCTGTATGTAACCAAGGTCTACCTTTTAGTTGAAGTCCAGCAATCGTACAGGAAATCTAACAGCCCTGTGGCTACTGTTTGAACTGTAACCGATCCGTTCACCGACTTAAGCTGGGCCTCCATTGTCTGCCATAATTCTGGCGCAAGCTCAGTTTTCTGGCCTACTGCTCCCAGAGCGTATTCTACCGAATCGTTCACCAAACCAGACAGGGTTCTCCCATCGACCGTCACTGCCCCTCTCTCCAAGCTTATCACTGCATCCATTTTCTTTTTCGCGTCGGACCATGGCAAATTCATCAAGTAAACTTTGATTGCTGCGGCAACTACCACCTCTGGCCCAGTCAATCCATAGGATTCAATATGTACCTGTTCAAGTTCATGCTTCATACGAGTTCCTCCCAATCGTGTGTCTCTGGCACCCAGCATAAAGCAAAACTCTATACATAGCAATCCCATCCAAAACAAAAAAGCCCACCGGGTCTCCATCTTCCTTTGCATATTCGCAAAGCCAGAAAGTGACCCGGTGGGCTGTATCAGTTTTTCTCAACTTCAATATGGTCTGGATATACTAGTACCTTCGATACTTCCTTTTCAAACCGGTCCTGATCCATGGTCGGCCACTCCAATTCTTGTAGGATTGCTTCGATAAGTTCCTTTTCCTTAACAAAGCGGTTGCCGCATCGCTCTTTACCTTTCCCCTTTTGCCGATTCCGGCAGTTCCACGCTTTATAGGTACTCTGCGTCTTGGAACCACCAGCAGCTTTCAAAGTCCGGCGCAAAAAAGGGGCACCACATTCTCCACAGAATACTTTACCGTAGAGGAAGTGATGCTCCCTGTTCGTTTTATGAATACCGACCTGTGCCAGCTCTTTTCGTTTTTCCAGAATTTTTTGTGCCTTATCCCAGGTCTCCCGATCTATGATTGCTTCATGGTCATCCCACAGATAATTAGATTCCACCTTCTGATTCGGATCGGGCTTCTTGGTCAGGTAGTCCAACGGAGCTTTCTTCTGCAACCGCTTGTCACCCACATAGGTTTCATTTGAAACCATGTACCGGAGAGTTTCTACTCCAAACCCCTTTTTACTGTGCAACGATTGAGCCCCCAGCTCTCCCAGCTCTTTAGCGATTTGCCTATAGCTCTCGCCTTCGATGAATCTGCGGAATACTTCCTTTACAATCCAAGCGTCCTTGTTGGGAACCAGTTCGCCATCCACACAGTCGTAGCCGAGAATACGATTATTGCCGAGCTTGTACTCACCTCGTGCAAATCGGCTTGCATAAGCAGCCTTTTCATTTTCACTGATAGAATGACTTTCATCCTGTGCCACTGCTGCCAAGATGGATAGAACGAAATCACAGGTTGGATCATCTGTGCGGATATTTTGTTCCTCAAAAATGATTGTAACCCCCAGCGTTCTAAACCATTTGGCATACTGCTGGCAATCCACCATGTTCCGAGAAAACCGGGAAATACTCTTGCAAATGATAATATCCATCTTCTTGGCTTCGGCGGCCGCCGCCATTTCCTGAAAACCCGGTCGATTTTTCACTCGTGTAGCAGAATGCCGGTCAGCATATACCTTAACCAGTTCCCAGTCGGGATGACTTTGGATCAGCTCCTCGTAATACTTCTGCTGAGTTTCAAAGCTTTCATCCTGCTCGTTGCGAAAAGTGCTGACACGGCAATACGCGGCCACACGTTTCTTTGCCACTGGGATTTTTGGCATTACCTTTTTAATAATCATTTGCTGCTACTCCATTCTCCTTGGCACGGAGGTTCTTTGCCGTCTGCATTGCAGCATTACGCTGTGCCTCCCGCGTATTCACTGACTTCTTATCAGCCCGCACCACGCTCACCGGCTTGTTCTCGCTCCGCTGCGCACGGTCCAGCGAGTTCCGATAAAGCTCTGCCACATGGGTCGGTTCCTCAACCTTGGATGCATTCAAAGCAACCTCGCTCTCCAGACCACATTTCCAGAACACCCGCATGGTTTCCTGTTTAAATTCAATGTGCCCCACCAAGTCATCCAGCCAGTAATACTGGACGGTGTCCAGTTTCGGGCTCTCTGCCTTGATTTCCAGCATCCTCTGCATAGCTACCGTCCGCTTCTTTTCCTTTATTTCAAGGGTGTTGTAGGCTTCCAGCAGGGCAGCATCCACAAGATACCCTTTGACCGCATACCCACGACAGCCGTCCACATCAAAGCAGCCAAGGATGCGCTTGTGGCTGTTCACTTTCATGACCCTCGGAATCATCTTCTTCCCACACAGCGGGCAGACAATGTTTGTATCGAAGTAGGGATACCGGCTGTACTCCCCATGCGGAGATTTCAGTTCCATAATGCGCTGTACCTGCTGGTAGGTATGGCGGTCGATAATAGGAACATGGTGGTTCCTGACGTTGTAGACCGGAATCACAGTCGAGTCGTTCCGGACACTCCTATGGGAAATATGGTCAACACTGACCCATTTCTGAAGCCGCATATCACCAATGTACTTCTCGTTCTCAAGGAGATACTTAAGGGCGGTCTTGTTCCACGTCTGCTTGCCCCTTGCGGAAGGAGCCTGTATAAAGGTCAGCTCATCCAGAATGTCCGTCATGGGGATGCCGTACTGGTACATTTTGAAAATCATCCGCACAATGGCAGCTTCGTCCGGTTCAATGACAATTTCGCCATCCTTGGTCTTCCGATATCCATAGGTCTTGGTCCAGCGCGACTCACCACTTTCAAACCGCTTGCGGATGCCCCATTTCAGGTTTTCGGAGATGGAACGGCTCTCCTCCTGTGCAAAGGCTGCCATGACCGTCAGGATCAACTCGGATACCGAGGTTGCCGTGTCCAGTCCTTCCTTCTCAAAATAGAGCTGGACACCAATGCTCTGGAGGTGGCGCACATAGGACAAGCACTCGACCGTATTACGGGCAAATCGGGAGATGCTTTTCGCCATGATATAATCGACCTTGCCTGCCTCGCAATCCTCCATCATCCGCAAGAATTCCTTGCGTTTTTTCACGCTGGTGCCGCTGATTCCCTCATCCGCGTAGACATCCACCAGCATCCAGCCGGGGTGCTGGGCGATTTTAGCGCGGAAGGCTTTCATCTGTTCCTCCAAGCTGTGGAGCTGAATCTCTTGGTCTGTGCTGACACGGGCATAGACCGCAACTCGGACTGTTTTCAGGGTGCTGAGTGCCTGAAAGCCGAGCTTCTGTACTCCAGTATCTACCTTTTCTACTGTAATTTCCATGTACTTTTCTCCTTATTGCCATTTGGGGTCGTTCAGGACCTTCTGCTGTTCATCATTGTATTTTTTTCGTCCGGAGTGGAGCAAGCCCATCTGAATCATGGTCTGCACACGCTCGAACTGTTCTCTGCTGACAATGCCTTCATGATGGTCCTCCAGATGAACTTGGGCGCGTTCTCCCCTGTTCCGCTTGCTGTATCGGTGGCCGTTCTTGCCGTAGGCCGTGTAGTAGCAATCCGTCCAGTAATCCCCCATGTATGCGACATTTTTCAGCATATTGGGTAGCCGATTTCGATTCTGAGACCATGACACACCGGTATTTTCCTCATCCTCCATCTTATCCAAGCAAGCTCGGATATCTGCGTAGCAGACTCCTTTTGCCGCTTGGTCAAAGGCATAGCGGACACGGCGGGCCTCGGATTCTTCAATTCTCCATTCACCCTGCTTGTTGACCCTGCGAAAGCCGTAGGTCACACGGCCGGTCGGAATGCCCTGGTCATGGAGATAGGCGATGCCGGCTCGAACATTCTCACCGATGCTCTTGGACTCCTCCTCGGCAATGATGGCAAGGATGTGGAAGAACAGCTCGCTCTGGCCATTCATCGTGTTAATGCCCTCTTTTTCAAAAATGACCGGGATGCCCAGCTCTTTCAGCTGACGCACCACGGTCACACAGTCAAGCATATTTCGGGAGAAACGGGAGATGGACTTGGTATAGATGATGTCGATTTTGCCATCCATGCAATCTTGAATCATCTGTCGGAATTCCGGCCGACCCTGCGTACTGCGTCCGCTGCCTTCATCCGCATAGACCTTTACGAGTTCCTCATCGGGGTTTTTGGAGAGCAGCTCTGTGAAGTAGCTTTTCTGAATCTCATAGGAACCTTCCTGACACTCCATGCCGGTGCTGACTCTGCAATAGGCCGCCGCCCTTTTCTGTTTCACTACAATTTCCATTGCGTCATCCTCCTTGGGGTAGTCGTATAATGCCGCATGTATGGCTGAATAGCAAGTTCTGTCGCCCAGATAAATCGCCATATTACCGACAAACTATCTGCCTGACAGAACGCCTGAATTGCAGCATATATGACAAATGTAAAGGGCTTCCCGGTCAAATTGGGAAGCCCAGAGTGCGACGTTTGAATCAGCCCGGTCTATGTGCCAGAGAGTGCTTTTGTGTCATCGCAACGAGGTGATATTAGACCTTCTTGACGTAATCGAGGCTGATCCAGCCGTTACGCTTGCTGGCATAGGATTTCAGCAAGCCCCACTTGGATGCGCCCTTGCCTGTTGCCTCCGCAACAATGGTGAACACACCCTTGCCAGTAAAACCACAGGAACCGTAGTTCGTGCCGGGGCCCTTGCGGATGTGCAGGTCAGAGATGGACACCCGGACCGTGTAGGGCTGAAACACCGTGCTGGTGGGATAGACGACCTTGCCGTTCTCATCGAACACAGAATAGCTAGGGTTCTTGTCCGCACACGCTTTTGCGTTACCGAGGTCACGGAACGCACCCTTCTGGGATGCGGCATCCGGCCAATTCTTGCGCACACGGTACAAGGCCGTAGTGGGCGTAGTGGCTACCGCCGCATCGTACTGGGTCAGGTTCCACTGCTCAATGACCCGGCAAAGGTTCTGCACATAGTCAAGGCTCGTCGCATAACCGCCGTCCTTGATGATCTGCAAGGCTTTCTTGTAGTCAGTGCAGCCTGCCAGTCCTTCGTACCGCTTTTGGCTGCCGTTCATAGCCCCCAACAGGTAAGCGGAATGGTCGTTGATAGAGTCCTCAATGGAACTGTACTTTCGGAAGTCTGCCGGAATGCTCACATAGCTGCCGTCCGTGTTCTGCTCCCCGGTTTTCATCGAATACACGGAATGCCCATCCCAGGCAGAACCCGCCCAGGTGTTCCCGGAAAGCAATGCCTTCATGCCAAAACAGTTATTGGCATTCTGTGCCAGCTCGGACTTTCCGTAGCCGGATTCCAGAATGAACTGCGCCATGGAAACGCTGGCAAGGATGCCAGATTGCTTCTGGTTTGTAGTAAACAGCGGTGCCACCTTTGCCACAACAGCCGCAGGTTCCATGTCCTTCAAAGAGGTTGCCTGCAAGCCAATGGGCACCGCCGGAGTGCCGAGTGCCGCCGTCACCTTGGCCGCCAGCTCACCGAGGCGGCTGTACAGCCACTCTCCGGGGCAGGCTTTGTTCGCATACCAGCGGTGGACGGTCAGAACCATCTCATCCGGTGCCGGCGCATAGTTCAGCGTCTTGTTCTTGTCCCCCAGCCAGAGCAGCTTTGCCTTACCATTTCGCTTGCAGATATCGGTGCAAAGCTCGATCAGCGAAGTGTACACGGCACTGTTCATAGCGTAAGGGTGGTTCCGGTCGCTGGCGCACTCAATGGTGATGGCGCGCTGGTCGTTTGCTGCACTGGAAGAACACCAGCTCCGGTTCTTCTCCTCGACACAAAGCGACACACGACCGTCCTTGCCGATGCCGTAGTTACAGCTTGCTTGACGGCTCGTGCTGATGAAGCAGCCGCAGATACTTTCCGCAGACAACTGCCCCACTACACAGTGCGGGGTGATGCGGTCGATGCTGTGCGTCCGCAAGCCGGAATGGTTCGGGCTGAGGTTCGTATAAGCCACTAAGGGGCTGTTAGTATATGCCATAGAAGATTCCTCCAATAGAAAAAAGCCCGGATTTCTCCGGGCCCAGATAGTGTAGATTCGATTCTTGATCAGGGCAGCAGCAGCTTCATACCGATGCGGATGGCATTGGAAGTCAGTCCGTTCAGCTCACGGATGTCCGTGTAGCGAGTGCCGCTGCCGAGCTTGCGCTCTGCGATGCGCCACAGGTTGTCCCCTGCTACTACCTCGTACACAGCTCTGCCGACAAAGACATAGGCATCATCCTCGTTCAACACATAGGCGATACCGTCCTCCGCCTCTGGGCACTTGATCTTCAGCCAGTTGTCGCAGACCTCCAGCACTTCCACGATGGTATTCATCGGATACACGGTCACGACCTCTGCTTCGAGGCTGGGTTCCTGGCGGATGTTCATCAGGGTTTTCAGCTTACCGAAAGCAATGGCATCCGGCTGCGGCTCTGCGGACGGGAAGTCCTCTTCTGCACCGCCGGGTGCATCATCGCTGGGCTTGTCCTCCTCCGGGAGATCCGTCACAGGCTTCTCCTCAGCGTTCTCCTCCCGGGTCGTAGGCTCATCCGCCGGGTAGATCACCGTGCCGTCCTCGGCGAACACATAGCTGCCGGGGTTCTCGTCACACTTTGCCTTGGCATTCGCCAGCAGCTTATATGCACCGAGCTGGGATGCGTCATCGTTCCAATCGGCCCGAACACGATAATAGCCGGTGTTCAGCTTTGCAGGATATTCGTTCATAGTCGCTCCTCCATCAAAATTGAGGGAGAGGTTGCCCTCTCCCGATAGACTCCTTCATAAAGCGCACAATTTTTTGGCTTTTGGGAGGTACTTTTCAGAAAACTTCTCTCATTATGCTTACTGAAATTCAGCATTTGGTACCTAGTTCTCCAAATTTTCCTCTCATAAAGCACAATGAAAATGGCGAAAAGTTGTATAGTTACCCTTCTTTTTCGTCATTTTTCTCCGGGACGTGCTTCTCGTTGGTCAGCTGGATCAGCATATCCTTCAGCTTTTCGGGGATGGGAATACCGATCACAGCAGAATTTTCCAGAATGGACAGACCTTCATTGGACAGGTAGAAGAAGATCACGGCGGTGCGAATCGCTGTGCCGTTCTGAAGCACCTGCGTATCGATCACATTCGCCATACCTACCAGCAAGAAGATGCACACCTTCTTAGCAATGCCCTTAAAGCCCACCTCGCTGGACAGTTCCTTGCGGATACCCGCCGCAAGGATGCCGGTGAAGTAGTCGGTCACCACAAAGACGATGAGTGCGTAGAGGAAGCCATCAAAGCCTCCGAAGAACCAGCCGAGAAAACCGCCCAGTGCCGCAAAAGCAAACTGGAGCTTGTCGATTACATTTTGCATATTTGTACCTTGCCTTTCCTGCCCGTTTCCGGGCATAAAGAATGGGACGGTTTTCGCCGTCCCTGTGTAATGGTGATCTATATTAACACAGCCGTAGAGCTGTGGGGTATTAAATGGCGTTCAGCATACGAGCAAGACTGGCTCCGATCAGTTCATGTCCGATGGGGTTCGGATGCACACCGTCAACGATATACTCTGCTTTCACCTTGGCGTTTTTCGGACTCAGACCAACAGTCCAGCCATCCAGCACCGCAAAGCCGAACTCATCTCGTGCCACATCGTAGATAGCCTGTTTGTACTGAGCCAGTGTAGCACCCACCTTGTTAGCAGCCTCACTGGAACGATGGAACGGTGTCAGGAAAACGATGCGCTTGCCGGGATACTTCTCGCAAAGCCCACTACACAGTACATGAAGGGCTCCATAGAACGATACATCTGTGGTGTCAGCAATTGTTCCGAGCGCAACGCCTGTGCCGTAGTCATTGGTGCCTCCTGCGATCACGACCATGTCTGCCGCAGCGTCCATACTCGAATATCGCAGAGAAATCGCGCCGGTCGGAGACTGGTACGAGGTACTGGAAATGCTGATGCCAGACACACCATAGTTTCGGCAGGTTGCGCCCAAACGCTCACAGGCGATTTCACAATAACGCTTTTCAGCCCGCTTATTGGGAGAAGAACCGCCCACAGGGGTATACGCTCCATAAGTGATGGAGTCCCCGATAAAGTTGATGGTCTTCCCTCTCCAGTTGGAGTTCTGCACCTGCAAAGCCTGTTCAATGGATTCCTTCACGGATTCGTTCCACTGAGCGAGTTTCTCATCCACAGCCTTGTTCTGATTATCAATAGCGGTCTTGTTCTCTGCCACCGCAGTCCGAATCGGCTCCAATTCAGTCTGCTTGTCCTGTTCGATCTTGCTCAGAATCGCCGCCTCTCTCTGGACTGCCCTCCGATCCCTATCTGCACCTACTCGGTTCAAAAGTTCCGTCAGGCAGTTCATACACGGCGTTCCTTCCGTATCACAAACCACAACCTGTGCTTTCGCCGCTTCCTCCTCAGTCAGATTGATATAGAGATACTTCGCAGAACTGCGGTTCCATGCGGAAATCGATGTCAGCATCATAATGGCGCCGTCATCCATCTCCTTGAAATGCTGGGCAGGAACAATGGACAGTCGTCCAGCGTAATGGAAGTCTCCCTCCATGCCGCCCCAATTACCACGCATAATGGCAGGCTTGCCACGCAGCCCATAAAAGAGGACATTCAACCTGGCGTCATGGAGGCTCCCGGTCGGAATCAACAGATAATAGCCTTCGCCATTGGGATCAACACGCCCCGACATATCATCGCTGGTATTCAGCCCACTAACATCCACATGGCCTTTATACAAGGTTCCGCCTCGAATCAGGTCATAATCGTTGCGCCATTCTTCGTGAATATACTTTGCAAGACTTCCGTGAGCTGTGCCATCCACCGTCTCAGCGTCGGCCCCTGCATAATAGGCATCCACTGCCTTCAAACGCTCACTCAGATTAGCATAGATTCTTCCATCTGCATCCACACGGGCATCAAGGATCTCAGTATCAGTGGTATTACCACCGACAATACTGTTCATCCGAGCTGTAAGCTGATTCTTGGTGGTTTCCAAGTCTTTTCGGCCAGCCGCAAGGTCATTTCTTGCAGTTGTCACCTGTCCAGTCAGGGTAGTGGTCGTTTCCTGAAGATTTTTGGCAATACGCTGCTCGGTAGTTGAGAGTTCCTGACTGATAGCCGTATGCGTATCCGTCAATTCTTTGCTCATAGCTGTATGAGTTTCCGAAAACTCCCTGCTCATATCAGCCTTGGTCTGTGTAAGGTCAGTATGCATCTGCTGAACGTCTGCATCAACATCCTGCTCCAGCTTACGGACCTGTGCGGAATACTCCGAGCAGATTGCCCAGTATTCCTCGCTGCTCAAAGCAGTACCCGCCGGGACGGACTTACGGCTGATATAGCTGTCGCCTGTCTCCGGCTGATACACGATACTGAGCATCTCGTACTTGCTTCTCTTATTCCACGTGCCGCAATGCTTCGGCACAATGCGTCCGCCTACGAATTCACCCATGATTTCATTCTCCCTTCTGCTTGCTCAAAGGCTTACCAACGTCTTTTTCGCAAGCAGGGGGAGGATGAAAATCATCTTTCAGGAGTACCCCCCCCCCCGAATTTTTTCTTCTTATTATCGTTCATATTCATAGTTATCACTCCATTTCACAGAATCAGTCGTTCCAGCAGGCTCTGGAAGGAGGCGGCGATGATCTCATGCCCCTTTTCATCGGGATGCACGCCATTGCCGCCGTCCTTAGAGAATGCGAGCTTGCGGAAATTCTCATCATCGGGTCGCAGGTTGGATTCATGGTACAGATCCAGGCACGGGATGCTGCGCCGCTTGCAGATCTCAACGATTGCCTCCGAGTACTTCGCCATACCGCAGGTTGTCTTAGAAGGCATACTGCCGACCCACGGAGTCGGGGTCACGATACCCAGCCGAGCCAGAGGGATGCGTTCGTAGATGGCGTCAATCGTTGCGTTGATGCAGCCACAGATCGTATCGGTACCCGTATCCGTAACAGTTCCCAGCGTCTGGTCAGACGAGAGATCGTTGCCACTGCCGAAGATGGTGATCACATCGGCATCCTCCGGGATATCACTGACGCGCTGGTAAAATGCTCGGTTGATATCCTTCCGGCGCATATAGCCCGTACCGCTGACACCGAGATTCACCGTCTTAATGCCTGTCTTTTCGGCGATATAGTCGAAGTAGTGCTTCGTGGTACGGCTATTACTTTCCGTCAAGCTGTCACCAAGGCACACCCATGTGCGGCCAAGCCACTTGGGTTTCATGCCGATAAAATAGCCACGAGTCATAGGCTGGATGCCGCAACTCTGCATACCGTTGATGCAGGCAATCCGAATAGAAGCTGCTCGTGCCGGAGAAGTCACAACTTTATTCTCAATCTTGCGATCAGTATTGCCTGTGTTGTTTTCGCCGCCGACCCGATTTCCATTCACATCGTAAAACGCATAGAGGCCGTACCCGGCTTTTCCGGCTGCGCTGATGCAGTACGGGGTATACGGTTCCACAGTGATAGGCTCGGACAGCCGGTAATTCGTGTTACCAGTCGGCTCTTTCACTGTGGAACCTGTTGTCGGATTCAGGAGCATTCCGTTGTTTTCGGTAACTTTGACAGCTTCTCCAATAGCATATTCGTAGTTCTCGTCCACAACCTTGCTTGCCAGATGGTTTTCCAAGCCGGAGATTCTGCTATCGCGTTCTGCCGCCTGTTCTGCTGCTGTACCGACCAGCTCTGCCGAAGGATAACTGATTCGTGTAACCTTTTTGATTATACCCGTGAAGTGGTTGTACTCCACCCATGCGATGCGTACCGTTGCGGCAGTTGCCGGGACCGGAGAAATGCGGTCGTTGTAAGTTCGAATCATATCGGTCTTCTGCTGGAATCCGCCTACCACCTTGTCGTCTGCATCGTAGAAGGCATACAGGTACTTACTCCAGCCGCCGGATACCGTAAACGCATACAGTTCACCGGGTGCAACTGGGATAGGATCTGATACACGGAATGCCGTGTTCTCACTTGACAACGGCACAACCTCGCCTGCTTTTTCATTGATGCACCTGTTGGCAGTATAGGTGAACTCAACTGCTTCCCCTTCCACGACCGCAGCACTCAGAAGCGTATTCTGCGCCCCGGTTGCCGCTGCAATCAGGTCGGCCTTCGCCTTTTCCAGACCAGTCTCCACCGCGACCATCCTGGATTCAGGTTTCTCGTTCAGCTCATTGGTCGGGAAAAGGAAACGAGTCACTTCCTCCACCTTACCCATAAAATTCGAAACCTGAATCCAGGTGATACGCATACTGACTGCCCCAACCGGCGCGATTACGATTCGATTTTCGATTTTGTCGGACTTGTTATCCGGCGCGATCTCACCAGCGAGGACATTCTCGTTGCTGTCATAGAATGCATAGTAGTATTTCTTCCAACCACTTGATGCGGTGATAATATACACATGGCCTGCCACAACAGGGATCATCTCCGAGGTGTGCCAATGACTGTCGCTTTCATTCGCCAGCGTACCCACCGTGCCGTTCAGATTGATGAAGGTCCGAATCGTGGAATCAAAGGTCAGTTCCTTTGTTTCACGACCAGTCGCCTCATCCAGAAGCTGGGACACGATTGTGGTAAGCCAATCATCCCACAGACCGCGTGTCTTTTCCGCAGAGCGCATTGCTTCGCCTAGTGAGGCATGGGTCGTGCCCTGGTTGTCCACGCGAGCATCCAGAATCTCCGCATCCGAGGTCTTTCCCCCGGCAATGCTGTCCATCCGTTTGTTCAGCGTATCCTTGGCATCCTTCAGTTCCTGCCGGCCAGTGTTCAGGTCGGACTTGGCCTGTTCGACCTTGCCAGTCAACTCCGAACTGGTCTGTTCCAGATTTTCATTGACACGCTGTTCCGTTTCCGACAGCTCCTGACTGATCGCCTTGTGCGTATCATCCAGTTCCTTGCTGATTGCCGTATGGGTCTCCTGGAACTCCTGACTCATGGCATTTTTGACAGCCGTAACATCACTGTGCATCTGCTGGACATCCACATCTACGTCCTGTTCCAGCTTCCGCATCTGTGCAGAATAATGGGCGCACAGCGACCAGTAGCTCCCATCTGCCAGCGAGATACCCACAGGCACAGCCTTCCGGCTGATATAGCTGTCACCCGTTTCACTATCCAGCACGATCATCAAGGGTTCATAGGTCTTCTTCTGGTCCCAGACACCCACATGGTCCGGCACCACTCGCTTGCCAACAAACTCTCCCATTCTAGTTCCTTTCCGGCTTACGCCTCATTGTATCTCACGATGAGATGCCCCTCATCGTCCATCTCAAAAATCAGACCCAGCGCATCCCAGCTCTGGAATACCAGATGCCCGTCCATATTGATAGACGAGGTGACCATTCCCTCCTCGATGTCCTTCGCCACTTTATCGATGGTGCTGGACACAGACCCCTGCGCCAGTCCCAGCTTATCGTCCGAGCGCATCACGAGGTGTCCGTCATCGGTGATGAGAAATTCCAGAATGCCCTTGGCGGCTGCATCCAGAGCGTGTTTATAGGTCAGCGTGGCGATCTTACCGTTCATGACTGCGGCACGTGCCACATTCAGCACCAGACTGAACGAACCGATCACATCTCCCTCATCGGACAGAAGGTAGATGTCAATCGGGAACCTGCCGTATACTTCGGTCATAAAGGATGTGACCGTCAGGATGACCGCACCGTCATCCACGAACACAAGATCCGGGCGGGTCTCGCTGGAATATTGGAACACCGCACCGTCCGGCCGAGTAGCCGAGTAGCTGACGATGGTGTCCTTACTGACCTTGTACTCCAGCGAGTTCTGATACAGCCGACACCGCACTTTTCGGGCTTGGTTGTCGTACTGCTTGACCGGGATGTGGGTCGGGATCAGGTTCTCTGTGAATGACAGTTCCACGTCCTGAAACACCGTGAACGACTTAGTCACCAGTGCTTCCTGCGCCGGTTCCTCCGCTGTCTGTACCACTGCTTTCGCCTTCCTGTTTGCCATCTTCTTCGCCTCCTCCCTCTGTCGGGGTATCCGGGTCGGGCTCAGGCGGTGCCGGCTCATAGCCTACCGTCTGCCAGATTTCTCCGTCCCACAGCTTCAGCCGCAGGGCGGTTGTATCGACCCAGAGTGCATTTGTTTTCGGATTCTTTGGTGCTGCCTCCTGCGCACAGATGGGTGAAGCATACCGCTCATCCAGTTTCGCCAGCAGCGTTTCGGACAGCTTATCCGCTGTTCCGTACCGCTCGTCTAGGTTTTTGATGAGTTCTTCTGACAAGGCGGACGCCGTCTTATATCGCTCATCCAACTGTTCGAGCAGTTCTTCAGTCAGTTCTCCGGCTTTCTTATAGCGTTCATCCAACTCCTGCAGGGTGTTATCCAGCAGCAACGCCGTCTTGACCGGGGAATTGTCCTGCTCCCAGCCGTAGCCCCATGTCTTACCGCCATCGGTGGAGATGAAAAACCCATCCAGGCTGTTCTTCCACGCAAAGGTAGACTTTGCCAGTGACCCGGCATTGAAGGCATACCGCACGGTATCGCCGTTCACCTCGGTCACGTTCTGGTAGTGCAGACCGAACAGGCCGGCCAGCAGGGTACCGTCATAGACCATCGACACGGAAATGCCGCCGATCTGCTCACCCATGCTCGTTTCCACACGGAGGGCTGTGTTATAGGCTTCATTGGCTGTGTTTCGGATGCTGCTCAGTGCTGTAGTCAAAGACGAGTTCCGGCTGCTAACCGTAGAGTTCGACAGCGTAATGCCATCGTACCGTTCCAGCAGACAGTCGTACTGCGTTTCGGTCACCTTGGAGCTGACCTCGATGCCAAGCTTGGAGATGAACACATGGACGGTATCGCACAGACTCACTTGCTCCGCTTCCACCACATCCTCATAGTCCGGGGTGTTCCAGAGCTGGATAAAGTCGATGTCGATATCCACCTGCGGCTCGGTCAGGCTGGTATTCTTCAGATAATCCTGCGCAAAGGAGCGCAGCATCTCATCCGTAGGCTTATCCTGAAATCCACTGGTGCAATCCAGTACCGTGATCTTCTGGTACGGAACTGACCGCTGCTCCACCAGCACCACCTTCTCCGGCAGCTCGGTCACCTCGCCGGTCTCGGAATTCTGCCAGTACGGATGTACACCCGTGATCACGCTCTCAATGTTCTTCTCCATCTTGAAGTCGATGAGATTTTTGCCGTAAACGATATGAACACCGTGGTCTGCGCCCCGGTGATGATGGAGCTTGACCGTGTATCGATCCCACTCGTACTCTCCGCCAAAGGTGTCCAGCACCGAGCCGTCGATACCGCCGAGGCAGTTCCGAAAAGAGGACGGCACCGAGAGCCGAAAAGAGGCGCTGGAGGAGATATCCGTCCAGACCCCAAAAGGGCACTCGGATGCCGCGTGACTTTCCAGTCCTGCCAGCGCACCGGTGCAGCCGGTCGTAGCAAAGGGAGAGACAGTAATGAAGTTTAGCTGATACGAGATGTGCCTTGCCTTGACAGTCAGCTTGCCGTCAATCGGCGTTGCGATTTTGTAGATACGAAACGGCTGCGATCTGCCTGTGTCAGATGGCTTTGCAAGGATGATGTTCCCTTCTTCCAACTGCTCCGCATGGATACCATCTGCCGGGTATACCATCTCCAGCTCAAAGCTGCCGTTTCGTTTTTCCGTCACGATGCAGGACTGTGCATCTGCCAGCTTGCCGATGCCGTTGTGGTCGAACTTTACCTCCGTGGATGCATACAGGCAAGGGATCATCCCGTTCCACCTCCTTCCTCACAACGTCCACCAGCGCGGAGTCACCTCCACCGCTGTGATACCGCCCGTCCATGCGATCTGTGTCTTTCCAGCCGGCAGTTCCGGGAAGTCGTCCGAGAGGATGGTCTCATTGCAGAAGCCGTCCGCATTGTAGGCATTGTGCGTCTCACAGTTCAGCAGGACATAATCCTTGATGCTGTGGATGGTAATGGATTCATCGCCCACATACAGCACACCGCCCGAATCTCCGTAGACCTTGAAGATGGGCTGTGCCGGGAATGCGAAGGGGTTCATGAGGTTGCTCCGGCTTTCCAGCCGCACAGTTCTCTGTCCTTCCACGCTCCACCGCTGGGGCTTGCAATTGAACACCAGATCCATCCTGGCGGCTTTCTGCGCCGTTACATCGAACTCCATCGCTTCGGTGCAAACTGCCATCCGGAAGAAATCCGGGTCATAGGTATCCTGCAATTTCTGGTAGCCGACCGGAGACAGCAGCCACGACTTGACCGCGGCGGTCTTAGCGGGCAGACCGTTAAAGAAGAACGCTTCATACTTGATATCCACATTCTGATACCGCCGCCGACCTGCCCTTGCATTCTCGCTGATGATGTCTCCGTTTCTGCCGGGGACCGATGTGCTTTCTACATCTGCTGCCGGAGAATCGTACACACTGGGTCCAGACAAATATAAAAGGAAGTCCTTGCTGGACTTCCCGGCAAAGGACAGATACTGCCGTGCAAACCTGCCCTTCAAATCAAACTGGGATACTGTCTTTTTCTCAGGCAAATAGCCCATACGCATCACCTTCTTACTTATAGACCGAATCGTCCTGGTCGATCATCTCATTGATCTTGTCAGCCACGATCTGTGCCAGTTCGTTATCGTTCCGGGCGTTGTAGCCGTTCACTGTGATGTGAACGCCACCCAGATTCGTGTTCTTTGTCGTTCCGCCGCCGGCCAGAGCAGCCTGCGGAAGATTCCAACCGCTTGTGTTCAGCCGGGGAATATTGATCTCCGGCAGGCTGAAGGAGCAGATTCCCGCCATCCCCTGCTGAACCTTAGAGGCCATAGACCGGATCTGCTTCAGCAGACCGCCCTCGCTGGCCTTGATGCCGCCAGTCAGCAGCTTCATGAAGTCAGGCATATAGGTGTCGGCATCTGCCAGCGGTCCTTCGTCCGGCACCGAGAAGTGCAGGAAACTGCGGATGCTGTTTGCAACGCTCTTGGCGGCATTGCCGACCCACGACACGCCTTTCTTGATGCCTCCAGCGATACCGCTGACCACATCCTTGCCCCAGTTCACCGCCGAGGAAGCCACGTTCTTGACGCCGCTCCAGATGGAGGATGCCACATTGCCGATGGCAGACGCCGCATTGGAGATGCCATTCTTAATGGCAGTCACACCATTGGAGAACACAGAAGTGACCTTATTCCAGATGTTGGTCACGCCCTCACGGAAGCCGTCACAGTTCTTCCAGAGAGCGGCCAGCCCAAGGCCGACACCGCCGACTGCGGCCACCGCAATACCAGCAGGGCCAGCAAGACCAGCCAGTGCTGTACCTGCCGAGGCAAGCACACCGCCAGCCGAAGAAGCGATACCAGCCAATGCACTGCCTGCACCGGCTGCAAGACCAGACACCGTTGTGCCAACAGAACCGAACAGCCCCGCAATCGCAGAACCGGCCGAGCCAGCGATACCGCCCAGCGTAGAGCCTACGCCGGAGAGTAACCCAGACAGGCTGCTGCCGACACCGCCGAGTTTGGAGAGGACACCGGTCGCTACACTGCCAAGGTTCGACAAGATGCCGGTTCCGCTGCTGCCAAGGCTGCCCAGCCTCGAGATAACACCGGTGATCCCTTGTCCCAGACCACCCATCTTGGAGGTCAGCCCGGAGATCAGGTTTCCGAAGTTTGAGACGATCTGCCCGCCATCGGCGTTTCCAATCTTCGACAGGAAACTCCCCATCTTTGTCAGCAGACCACCGCCGCCATCCGTTCCCAGTGCATTGCCGAGGTTCGTGAGCGTCTCGCCCAAGCTGCCGAAGGTACTCTTCATGGAGCCGAGCTTGTCCACGATTCCGGTGACCGTGCTGACCGTATCGCCCACCTTGCTGATACCTTCGCCCAGTCCCTTAAGGAAATCCGAGTTGAAGGTATCACCGAGGCTGTGGATCGCATTGCCCAGAGAACTGGTCTGGTCGCTTAAGTCTCCGATGGAGGTCTTCATGTCGGAGAATCCCTGCTTCACCTCATCGCTCATGCTGCTGACCGATGTTTTGGTGATCTTTTCAAGGTCACTCCAGACAGACTTAAACTCGCTGGACATGCCTTCTAGACCGTTCATAAGCCCAGTTCGGATGCCGGATGCCAGTCCGCTTGCAGCAGACCGTACTCTGTTGGTGCTGCCAGTGATCGTTGAAGCAAATCCGCTCACCACAGACCTCACCTTGTCGCCCATGTCTCCCACGGGCGTGTTCAGGTTGGTTCTCATGGAGCCGGACAGGGTCTTGACTGCCTTAACGACCTTGCCTTGATTCTTCTTGATGCCGCTTGCCAGCAGCTTCATGAAGTCCGGCATATACTCGTCCGCATCGGACAGAGGCCCGGTATCGGGCACAGAGAAGTGCAGCAGGCTTCTGACCTTGCCTGCCACATTTTCTGCGGCCCGAACGACCGAGCCAGCCGCCGCACGAACACCGGCCGCCATCTGGGAGCAGATGTCACTGCCCCAGCTGTATGCCGAAGAAGCAATGGAGCTGAGAGAGTTGAAGCTGCTCTTGATGCCGGACACACCGGAAGAAACCGTGGAGCGCAGGTTCGACATTGCGCCGGACACCGCCGACTGCACGCTGGAGAAGGTAGAGCTGGTCGCGGATTTCACACCGTTCCAGCCCGTGGATACCGTTGACTTCACAGAGTTCACAGCCGAAGTTGCCGTATTACGGATAGTATTCCAGCTGGAACTAAGGACCGACTGGATGCTCGACCAACTGCTGCCGGTCAGGCTGCGGAGATTGTTCCAGCCAGCCGTGACTGCGCTCTTGACTGCGTCGACCGATGCTGTTGTCGCATTTTTAATGCTGTTCCAGTTCGTGTTCAGTGCCGTTTGGATGGAGGTCCAACTGGATGTTGTCAACGTGCGCAGGTTTGTCCAGCCGGTCGTGACGGAAGTTTTCACTGCGTTGACCGAGGCTGTCGTTGCGCTCTTGATGCTGTTCCAGCTTGTGTTCAGTGCCGTCTGGATGGAACTCCAACTGGATGTTGTCAACGTGCGCAGGTTAGTCCAGCCATTGGTGACAACCGTTTTGACTGCACTGACCGCAGTTGTGCTTGCGGATTTGATGGAATTCCAGCTTGCCGTCAGGCTCGACTGGATGCCGGACCAGCTGGATATTGTAAGGGTGCGGAGCTGTGTCCAGCCATTGGTGACTGCGGTCTTTACGCTGTTCAGGCCGGAAGTCACAGAAGTCGTGATGCAGCTCCATGCTGCCGTAAGGTTGGTCTTGACCGCATTCCATGCCGTAGTAGTGTCCGATGCAATACCGGACCATGCTGCCGACACAGATGCCTTGATGCTGTCGATCTGGCTCGTCACAGACTGCGCCATGCCAGTGCAGGCAGTCGATACGGAGGTAGACACACCCGACCATGCGGTCTGTGCTTCCACCTCCACACCGGACCATGCGTTAGAGGTATCCGTTTTCATCTGGGTGGTGGAATCACTGGTCTTGCCGATAATGGCATCCCAAATGCCGCCGAAGAAGCCGGAGATTCCCTCCCATGCGCTGGAGATGCCAGACTTAATGCCTTCCCACGCAGTGCTTGCCGTAGACTGGATACCTTCCCAAGCCCCAGACAGCCCGGTGGCCACCGTTTCTACCGCCGAGGTCACGCCGGACTGGATACCGTCCCAAGCAGTAGAAATCGCACCCTTGATGCCATCCCATGCAGACGAGGCGGTCGTCTGGATTCCCGTCCATGCAGTCGAAAGCCCAGAGCCGAGCGTCTCAACCGCGCCGGACACAAAAGAGGAGATTCCCTCCCATGCGCCGGAAATGACGCCCGAAATGTCCTCCCACACAGTCGATACCGCCGACTTGATATTTTCCCAAGCCGTAGACCAGTCGCCGGAGATGACGCTCATGACTGTCGAAATGACCGCCGAGATCGCATCCATGACGCCGCTGACCACACCGGAGATTGCATCCCAGACCGTAGAGAACACAGTCTGCAAGCCAGTCAGGACACCACCAAGGAAATCCGAGATTCCGCTGAAGGTGGACTGTGCGTTCTCATCCATTTCCCCGGTTTTCCCCGTGAAGAACGAGACGATGCCGTTCCAGATACCCTCGAAGAAATCCTTGATTCCCGTCCAGACCCCGGTAAAGAAATCCGAGATCCCGGTCCAGATGTTGGATGCAGTGGTCTGGATGCCTGTCAGGATGCCGGAGAAGAAATCGCTGATTCCCGTCCAGATTCCTTCAAAGAATCCCTGAATGCTCTCCCAGACCGAGTTCCAGTCCGTACCGAACCAGCCGAGGAACACATCCGCTACACCCTTCAAGGTGTCCAGCACTGTGGAGAAGATGGACTTAATTCCTTCCCAAATTCCGGAGAAAATACCTTTGACTGCCTCCCATGCTCCGCTCCAGTTGCCCTGGAAGAGATTGGAGAACACATCAAACAGACCAATCAGCGTGTCGAGGACTGTTCCCAGTACCGTGGATACAACCTGAAAAGCACCCTCAAATACAGGGGCAAGCACCTGACAGAAACCATCCCAGACTGCTTTCAGCACCTCGACAATGTCTTTGAAGTCAAAGCCGAGGGCATTGAGCCGCTGGGTCAGCTGGTCGCAGAAGCCGCGCACTTTTTCGACGATGCCATTCCAGATGTTAGTAATAGCTGTACGGAACTCCTCATTGGTATTCCAGAGGTGCATAAAAGCAGCGACCAGTGTACCAATGACGGCAACCACTGCCCTAACCGGTGCAGAGATGCCGCCGAGGGCTGCACCCAGCTTCCCGAACAGTCCGCTTGCGCTGCCCACCCTAGTGGAGAGCAGCCGGATGCCCTTAGCCAGCGAACTGAAGCCCTTTAATGCTGTGCCTGCTGTCGATATGGTTTTGCCCAGCACAATGAGCCGCGGCCCGATGGCCGCGGCCAGAGCCGCCACCTTGAGGATAGTCTCTCTGGTGCTGTCATCCATGCTGTTGAGCTTGTCCACGAATGCCTGCACTGCCGACACGATCTTGCGGATGGTGGGCATCAGGAGGTCGCCAAAAGAAATAGCCAGCTCTTCCAACTGAGATTTCAGAATGGTGAGCTGACAATTTAAGTTGTCCTGCATGGTTTCTGCCATGCTCTCCGCAGAACCGTCACAGTTTTCAATTGCGCCACGGAGCTTATTGATATCCCCTTCCCCGGAGTTCATCAGGGCAAGGAAACCGGACATGGCGTTCTTGCCGACCAGCGATTCGGCATTGGCTGCCTTTTCGGATTCGGTCAGACCGGAGAAGGCCACACGGCAGTCCGCAAGGATATCGTTCAGGCTTCTCATGCTGCCATCTGCGTTGCTGGTAGCAATGGTGACCTCGCCGATGTTTTTGCCCGCAAAGGTCACTTCGCCGGCAAGGTTGTTCATGATGGAACGCAGCGAAGTACCAGCCTGGGATGCCTTGATACCGCTGTTTGCCATGAGGCCGATGGCTTCTGCGGTGTCCTCTGCGCTGAAACCCAGCGCACCAGCGATAGGCGCACAGTACTTGAAGGTCTCGCCCATCATGCTGACGTTGGTGTTTGCATTGGACGATGCCGCCGCAAGGATATCCGCAAAGTGACCGGAATCCGAAGCCGACAGACCAAATGCTGTCAGTGCATCCGTGACGATATCCGAGGTAGTCGCCAAGTCCTCACCGGATGCAGCAGCAAGGTTCATGATGCCCTCGATACCATCCAGCATATCCCCGGTCTTCCAGCCGGCCATCGCCATGTATTCCATAGCGGAGGCAGCTTCGGAGGCGGAGAACTTGGTCTTGGCGCCCATCTCGCGGGCCTTTTCACGCAGGGCATCGAAGTCAGAGCCGGTCGCACCGGAAATGGCGGCGACCTTGCTCATTTCCTGATCAAAGTCTGCCGCTGTTTTGACAGCCGCTGTACCTAAGCCCGTAACGGCTGCCGTAACAGGTAAGAACTTTTTGCCCACACCCTCGACCTGAGAGCCGACCGTCTGGAGCTTTTCCCCCACCGCATCGATCTTGGCAAGGGTCGTATTGGTTACCGCCGCCTGTTCCTGCAGGGATTTGAGGTTCTGCTCCGTCTCCACGATCTCACGCTGGAGTGCATCGTACTGGTCCTGCGTGATCTTGCCATCTGCAAGCTGCTGATTGGCCTGCTCTGCCGCCGTCTTTAAGGTGGTGAGCTTCTCCTTGGTGGCTTCGATAGCCTCCTTCAGCATTCTCTGCTTTTGGGTGACCGTCTCGGTATTGGAGGGGTCCAGTTTCAGGAGCTTGTTGACATCCTTCAACTCAGACTGCGTTGTTTTGATGGTTTTGTTGACGCTTTCCAGTGCCTTGGATAATTTTGTAGTGTCGCCGCCGATCTCAACGGTAATGCCTGCGATTCTGGATGCCATGCGGATAACCACCTCCTCCGGGGCATAAGTAAAGACCCATCCGCACAAGGCGAATAGGCCGAAAGTTCTAAACTTGAAATTGCTCGTTAATTTTTAGCATTGAAATTTCAGAAAACTCGGTTTTTCTGATATTTCTTAATTTTTGCAATTTCAAATTATCTTGATTTTCTGAAATTTCTATGGTAAAATCTCTACAGTAATTTCATTTTCCTGCTTTTCAGGAAAGAAAGGAGCATCTATGAGCAATCGAGCTGGTACACTTGTCAGCAATCTGTCTGGCGATATGGCATACCAATCTTTTCGTCCTGCACCCCTTCCTCCTTACCCTCCCATCGAGCTTAGTGGAGAATTAGTCACCAAACTTATTGATGCCAACAAAAAGCTGGCTACGCTAGATGGTCTTTCTTCACGCATTCCGAATATGGATCTTTTTGTGTCCATGTATGTTCGGAAAGAAGCCCTTCTCTCCTCGCAAATTGAAGGTACACAATGCACACTGGATGATATTCTGAATCCTCTAATGGAGGAGAACACGAATCTGAACGTTTCCGATGTTGTCAATTACATTAAGGCAACAGAATTCGCACTGAACCGTCTCCACACCCTCCCACTGTGCAATAGACTCATCAAAGAAACTCACGCTGTTCTCATGGAAGGGGTACGGGGGCAGGAAAAAAGCCCTGGTGAATTCCGCTATTCTCAAAACTGGATTGGCGGTCAGGGCAGCACCATACGAAACGCTCGTTATATTCCTCCAAATCCTGATGATATGCAAACCGCCATGTCTGATTTGGAAAAATACATGAATAGCGATGACGCTCTCGATCCATTGATTCAGGCCGCTTTGATTCACTATCAGTTCGAGACAACTCACCCATTTCTGGATGGTAACGGTCGTGTTGGACGACTGCTGATCACGCTATTCTTAATGGAAAAAGGGATCTTATCTCGTCCGGCACTGTATATCTCCTACTTTTTGAAAATGAACCGCGTTGAGTATTACGACAGAATGACTCAGGTTCGCAAAACCGGCGACTATGAACAATGGGTCATCTTTTTCCTGCAAGCACTCTCCGATTCTGCCAGCGATGCTATTCAAACCATCGACAAGCTCACAGTGCTTCACAATAAAAGCATTGCTCAGTTCGATGACCTCTCAAAACGTCAAAAGACCAATGTCCTCAAGGTGTTTAGCTATATCGAGACTAATCCGATTATTGACATCCAGAAAACAGCGACCGCTGTTGACCTTTCCTACAACACAGTCTCTAAGATTGTCTTGCTCCTTGTTGAAAAGGGCATTCTTCAGCAGACGGACAAATCCGGAAAGGCAAAGATTTTCTCTTATCCTGAATACCTCGATATTCTTCGCAAAGACACCTGATATCACTTTCCCGCCCAGCACACGCTGGACGGGATTTTTCTTTATTCTCACAAGCTTTCATGCTAATTTCGTAATCAATATAAGCACGAAAGCTTGGTTAGAACCGGTCAAAGTCAGCCTGCGATGCCAGCTCCTGATACGGATACTCATCGTTCTGCCGCTCTGTGAACATGTCATTGACCAACCCGATGGTCAGCAAGTCGAGGTCGGCGATGCTGATACCGAGCTGCACACAGCGCAGCATGAAGAGCGGGGTGGTCATTACCCGCTCACTTTTGCGAGGTTTTTTCTTGCCTCTACCTCCGTCTGGACATTCAGACCCCACAGTTCGATCAGCTGAGGCAGAATCTGGTAGATAGAGAAGGTATTGAAGTTTTCCAGCCACTCATCCGTGGTGTCCGGCACCTGGTCCGGATGGGCGTGCTTCGCCATAATATAGGCAATATTCTCGAACATCTCCAGACTAAACAGGTCAAGGCTGGAGCTTTCCTCATCGTTATCCCCCACGCTCTTTTCCAGAGAACGCAGGTCTTTGTAGATATCCCGGCCGAACTTAATGCGATACAGCCTCGGCACGGCTGCGCTGGCGCGGAAATCAACCTGCTGTCCATCGATCTCGATTTTCTTCGTAATAGCCATAAGTCAAATCCTCCATTTCATGTAGATAGGGCAGAGCCTCCGCCCTGCCCTCAGTTCGTGTCGTGCTTACTCTGCCGGGTCGATACTGACCAGTGCATTGCTGCCGCTGACGGTGGGCAGCTTGCCATCCCATTTCTGGATCTTCTGGTACTCGATCAGGGTATCAGACAGGCTTTCTGCAATCTTGCGGTTTGCCTCAGCCTGAGCATCTGCGGCAATGGAGGTCTTCTGTGCCTCCGCCTCGGCATTGGTGATTGCCACTTGCTTGTCGGCTTCTGCCTTTGCAATGGCGGCCTCATTCTCGATTTTCTGCTTGTCAGCGTTCTGCTGGGCAATGGACTTCTGCTGGATGGCAGTGTTGTATACCTCTTCAAAATCCATGTTGTTGATGACCACCTTATTGATGAACACAGCACCCTCGCCATACTTCTGGTTCAGGGACTCTGCCAGCTTCTGCTGTGCCAGCGGCTCGATCTTGGTGCGGTTGGTGACCTCATTGGGGCCAAGCTCGGCCATGGCAGACTTGATGGCAGATGCCACCAACTCGTCACCAACCAGATTCTTGGTGTCGGATACATTGGCATACAGCCATGCACTCCTTTCGGGAAGCACCTGATAGGTCACGATCACATCTGCGGCATACACAGGAGTCTTGTCGGAGGCTTCGCCCCAGATCTGTGCCTCGATGTGCTTGTCCTGCTGCTTGTTGGACACGGTATGGATGCTCTGGACAAACGGAATGGTGAAGTTGAGCTTGCCACTCTGGATGGTGGCCTCCTGAATCTGGCCGAAGCTGGTCTTCACGCCCGTGTAGCCGGTTGGGACGATGGTCACCGACTGGAACAGCAGGAAGGCCACAAAGATGACAGTAAACAGAGAAAATACACGACGACTCTTCATAATTCATAAACTCCTTTTCATGTAGTGGCAGAGCCGAAGCCCTGCCTCGTTTTCATCAGCCCTGAGGATCAGACTCTTCAGTCACCACACTGGATGCCTCAGACTGCGGCTCGTAGACCTTCTCGTACCACTTGTTGTAGACATCATCGCTGGTATTGGTGCTGGTCTTGGCCTTGACATAACCGTTTGCCAGCGGCGTTGCCTGCAATGTCAGGGTGTCGGTCTTGACCTCCTTGCTGTCCTCGTTGGTATCACCTTCGATGGACGGACGGCTTGCCACACAGTTGTACATAACATGGCGGATATGCCGCTGGTCGCCATCGAACTCGAACAGGAATGCGAAGTGCTCCAGCTCGGCATTGGCGTTTTCCGCCAGAACGCCGTTGCCATCCAGTTCCTCGTGCATAATGTCCGTGAGGAAGGACTCCGGAATCAGGGCGATTTCCAGATCACCCTCATAGCCGGAGTTGTTATTCACGACATAGTAGGCGATATTGTCCGCATAGAACGGCTCAATATCACCATTGGCATCTAGGGACAGACTGACCGCACCGGGGATGCGTACCGGGGTATCGTAGGTAACGCCGCCGTCCTCGTCAAAGGTTGCCTTGGCGTAATGGCAGTTTTTCAGGCCGTACTTGACCTTGTTGCTTTTCTTACCCATTGCTTTCTCCTCTCGTGAAAAAAGCCCTGCGGCTGACTCAGACGGTCAGCTCATACAGGACTTCATACATCTTTTCCGTCTCAATCCAAACCTCGCTCTTTTCATAGAAAAGCTCGTGGGCGGTCAGGACTTCTTCGATTGCTGCCTCCGTATCCGGATCTTTGTAATCGGTGTACACCTCAATGTCCAGCCGATTGAAGTGGTGGTACACGATGCCGTCCGCACTAAAATTTGCGGCTTTCGGATACAGAAAACAGATGAATGGCGGATCAGGGCTTTCCCCTTCTGCAAAATGGTCATACGCATAGGGCAGCCCCATTTCTTCCACCATCGCTTTGACTTCTGCGTGGGTCATGGCATCCTCCTACTTCAGTGCTTTCTCGATGAGGCTTTGGAGCAGCTCGACCCCCTCCTGCTCGGCAGGAGCAATGTGCGGTCTTGCCGCCACACGCCCACCGCCGCGCTTGGCGTGGCCCTTTTCCAAAAGATGCGCCAGCTGGTATCGGTCTTTGGAATGGACGACCATCTGAAGGCTCTGACTGGATTCCTCCTGCTTGGTCGCCACCCAGCTCGACTTATACCGACCGGTCCGGGATGGCGCGCCGGCCTCGATTTCCTCCTTGACCGTCTTTGCTGATTTCCGAACCGCTCGTTTGACCTCGGAGGATGCCAGCTTCGCATATTCCTGCAAGCCCTCATTGACGGCCGCCGCAAGTCCGTCCACGCTGACGGTTTTACTGCTCATCTCTGCCTCCGTTCCAGCCTGCAATGCAGCTTTGTGGTTTTCTTGTTGTAGTTCATGGGGTCAACTGACGTGATGTCATAAAGCTCACCACGAAACAGTACCCGGAACCCGGTAGAAGTCAGCTTATTGACCTCGCTGCACCAACGTACCGTGAACACCACGCTTTTCTGTTCGGCCGTGACTTCACCTTCATCCTCCTGCGCCTCAAAGGTCGAAGCGTAGGCGAAGCAGGTGTAATAATCCACCCATGCGTTCCGATGATTGCCGACCTTATCGGTCATGTGCTTACTTTGCTGGATTGTGATCCTCTCGTTCAGCTTATCGATCATCAGAACACCCCCTCCCTCACAGCGAACAGAATGGAACGGAGCGTCAGCATCAACTGCTTATGATCCGCTTCCTCCCGGTGTTCGTACAAATAGCCCAGCGCATACAGAATTGCCACACGGCAAGTGCTGCGGAGGGCTTCCAATTCCCTCGTTGGTGTGACCCCGTTCTCGGCATCCCGGTCGGCAGCATTGACTGCTTCCCACTGGTCGTCCGTGAGCCGGCCCACATCCTTGCACATCTGCTCGGCCGAGGAAAGCAGGATACCGATCAGGGCATCTTCATCCCCGCTGTCCACGCGCAGATAGGTCTTCGCTTCAAAAAGCGGGAGCAGAGCCATGATCGGTCATCCCCTCTCTTATCAGCCGCCGGCAGCCATCTGGAGGAGCTGCACGGACTCAGGCAGGATCAGCTTGCCATCGACACGCTGGGTGGTCAGGAAGCCAACCTGATCCGTGCGGGCATACAGCTCGTTCAGGCGACGGAAAGTGCGGTTCTGGCGGTCAGCCACCCAGTAGTAGCTGTAGTCACCAAAGGCCATGACCTTGTTGCCGCCCTTGATCTCCGGCATAAAGGCGGAGGTCTTCAGAGGACGGTTCAGCAGAGTATCGGGCTTGCCGATCTCCAGACCCGGCTTCCAGATATAGTTGCCGTTGTTGTCCTTGATGGTCATCAGTTGCAGCACCAGTGCCTCGTTGCAGAGGAACTGCGCCTTCTTGCGGTAAGGAGCCTTCAGCGCATAGTACAGCTTGAAGATCTCGTCAAAGGTGACAGCATCCTGCTTGGCAGCCTTGACACCGACCTTTGCGCCGCCGGTCTCAGCCAGCAGACCCAGAGGCTTACCAACGCCGTCACCGGTGATGAAGGCACGCTCCTCGGCATTGCCCATACGCACACCGAACCGGCGGGCAATATAGGTGGCGAGGTCAAAGGCAGAATCGTTCAGCAGCTCGTTGGAGATCTTGATCATGGTGCCCAGCTTGTAGGCGGACAGCATAGTCTGGCCGAAGGTCGCATCGCTTTCAGGGATTTCCTCGCCCTCATCGATCCAGCTTGCCTCGCCGGTATCCTCTGCGATAGGGATCTTGCGGGTGCCGGAGCTGGTACGGATGACAGTCGCCATGCCGCGGAAGATGTTGTTCTCCTCCAGTGCCTCCACCAGCTTCTTCTCGAACTCATCGGGAACGGTAAAGCCGCCCTCGGTGTCCTCGCCCACAGACAGGGCATTGCGGACCTCACCGTAATGACCACGGTTGCGGATCATGTTCCAGAAGTTCTCGGCGTACTCGGCAGTAGCAGTCGGCCTCACATCCTTCTTGCTGCCGTTCTTGGGATCGGCATGGACAGGATTGGAAGTGGGCGCAGACAGCTGTGCCTCGATCTGTGCCTGCTGTTCCAGACGCTCGATCTCAGCACCCAAGTCCTTGACCTCCTGTGCCATCTTGTTGTACTGCTCCACAGCCTCGGCCTTGACCAGACCGTTATCGCCGCGGTTCTTTTCCAGAAAATCCTTGGTCTGTTCCCAGAGGGTATTGCGCTTGGTGCGCAGTTCCAGAATCTTACTCATAGTCGTATACCTCCATGAATTTCGTGTTTTCGGCATGAAAAAAGCCGGGGCGCATCACTTCATGCACTCCAGCTGTTTCATCAGGACGTTATAGGAGTAATCCCCTTCCTCCGTCTTGCCGTCCATGTCAAGGACAGGACCGGCTTCCGCAGGGGGATCACTGGGCGGCTCCGTTTGAGCCGCAGGGGTGTCAGGCTTGACTCCCAGACGATTCAGGACGATTAGATCCATCTGACGGCTGGAGAAAAGGTGCCCTGCCGCATCCTTTTGGATCGACTGCTTTTCTTCGCCCTCGCCCGGCTCCTCATCGGGAGTCTGTTCCGGTTCTTCGGATACTTTCTGCTTTGCTTCAAAGAGCACCTCATCCGCAAAGCCCAATTCCACGGCTTTCTTCGCATTCATCCACGTTTCGTTGGACATGAGGTTTGCGATTCGGGCATGGGACAGGCCACTTTTGGATGCGTAGGCATTGATGATGCTTTCCTTGACCTCGTTCAGCACCTCGATAGCCTTTTCCATATCCTTGGTATTGCCCATCGCCACAGTGCTGGGGTCATGGATCATCAGCATGGCAACGGGGCTCATCTGAACGACATCGCCGGCCATGGCAACAACAGATGCCGCTGATGCAGCAATCGCATCGATCTTGACCGTGATGCTTCCCTTGTAGTCCTTGAGCATGGTATAGATTTCGGCAGCAGCAAACACATTGCCGCCCGGACTGTTGATCCAGACGGTCACATCACCCTCACCGGCATTCAGCTCATCCCGGAACATCTGCGGAGTGATCTCATCTCCCCAGAAGGATTCCTCATCGATGGGGCCTTCCAGCCGGAGGGTTCTGGTCTCGTCACTGTCCTTGATCCAGTTCCAGAATTTTTTCATCTTGCTCTCCTCTCTTTCTGTCGTTTTGGCGTACTCTCACTCTGCCGGTTTTCGCTGTCAGGGGTTTCCTCCTCCGGCTGTGTCTGCTGAGGCTGATTTTGCTGGGCAGCGGCAGCCTTGTTCTGCTGTGCCAGTCCAGCATCCTTCAACTTCACATAACCGCCGTTCAGGTAGTAGTCGTCGCCGCCCTGGTCAGCCGGGATCAGGTCCATGTTTTCCAATCGATGGATATCGTTGGGAGACAGAAAACCGTTGCTGATACCGGTGGCGTAACCGTTCATCCGGCTCTGGTAATCACCCCGGAGCAGACCATCCACATTGAATTTCGGGAAATAGGTATCCTGTTCTTCTTCTAGCAGCAGATCCTTGATGATGCCCTGCTCGATGCGAACGATCCACGGAGTCAGGGAGTGCATCACGAAATTCAGAGACTGGTATTCAATGTTGGAGAAGGTAGCTCTGGAAAGATCCGCCACGAGATGCGGAGGCACACGGAAGATACGGCAGATCTCCGTCACAGAGAACTGCTTTGTCTCCAGAAACTGACTATCCTCCGGCGGAAGGGAGATGGGCTTATAGGTCATTCCTTCTTCGAGCACCGCCACACGATGGGCGTTGGCTGCGCCCCCGTATGCCGCCTCCCAGTTATCCCGGACACGATTCGGGTCTTTGATGACCCCGGGGTGTTCGAGGACACCGCTGGGCTGTGCACCGTTTTTAAAGAAGGATGAGCCGTATCGATCCACCGCAATGGAAGTGCCGAGGCTGTTCTTCATCATGGCGATTGGTGAAAAACCAATCAATCCATTGAAGCCCAGTCCCGGCACATGAAAGATCTCGTCCCGACGAAAGTAGATATCCTTGTTCTGCTCTCCCGGAACTTCGTCCGTGTATGCGTGGTAGATATAATAGAGTTCTCCGCTTTCGTCCCGGTCCACCTCGACGTTTTCCGGCAAAAGCGGATACAGACCTAGTACTGTATTCTTTCCATCCCGGACGATCTGTGCGTAAGCGTTTCCCCAAAGAAGCAGATGGGTCATCAGGGTCTCCCAGAAGACAAAGGATGTCATTTCCGGGTTAGGCTGACGATACAGGATCTTATACAGCGGATGATCCCGTGCCTTTTCCTTATTGCCGTTATCGTCTGTTACCCGGTAGAGATGCAGCGGCAGTGCCGCAATGGACTCCGCCAGCAGTCGAACACAGGCATACACGGTCGGGATCTGCATGGCCGCCTTTTCATCTACCTGTTCCCCTGCATTTGATCTGCCAAACACAAAGGTCTGCCCGGAATCACGGACATTGTCCGTAACCTGGGGCAGACCTTCCTTCGGTGGTGGGGTTTCAGGTTGGGGAGAGTCTCTTGGGTTTTCAAAACCCAGCCATTCCCAGAATGTCATCAGGCGTTATCCTCCTTCTCCAGCTCCGGCAGACCAGCCAGGCTGGTGCCGAGGGAGGCCGCGCCCGCCACGATCGCTGCGCTGCCTACCGCCATCCAGTCCACTGTACCACTGGGCATCTGTGTCACGACCAGTGCTGCACCGGTCTGGAACATGGTCTTTGCGGCGCGGATACTTGCAGCGCGCCACCAGTCTGCACTCATCAGATACTTCATAGTCTTGTCCTCCATGATTTGTGTATCAAAAAACGATCATGTCACGTTCATCGTAGATGCTGCCCTGCTGCTGTCCTTCATTTCGAATGCAGCGGTCCAGTGCCATGATCGCAGCGACGATACCGTCAATTTTCTCCGGCGACTTTGCCTTGGTAGGCTTAATATTGCCGGCCGGATCAGTGTCCACGACCACATTGCCGGCCATCCATGCCATGATTGGGTTGCCGCCGTGAACGATACGTCCTTCCATCAGGAGCTTATAGAACTCCTTGGTGGGCGGGCTCATATCCTTAAACCCTTGTCCGAAAGGCACGACCGTGAATCCCATCCCCTCTAGGTTCTGGGTCATCTGCACCGCTCCCCATCGGTCAAAGGCGATTTCCCTAATGTGGTATGTGTTTCCAAGTTCCTCAATGATCTTCTCTATGAATCCGTAGTGAATGACATTTCCCTCAGTCGCCATCAGATACCCTTGCTGGTACCAGACATCGTATGGCACAGATGCCCTGCGTACCCGCTGAGGGATCGTGTCCTCCGGGACCCAGAAGAACGGCAGAAGAATGTATTTCTCGTCCGGAGTTCTGGGCGGGAAAATCAGCACGAATGCCGTAATATCTCCGGTGCTGGACAAGTCCAGACCACCGTAACAGTCACGGCCTTTGAGGGCTTCCATATCGATTGGCTCGTTGCCGAGGTCATAAATGTGTTCCGGGATAAATCGGGTCAGCGAGGACACCCACATATTCAGACGAAGCTGCTTGAACACATTCTCCTCTGCGGGATTATCCAGTGCCTCCTGAAACGCATCTCTGACACGCTGGATCTGGATGGTCTGTCCCAGTGAGGGGTTGGCTTTGTACCAGTTGGCTTCATCATGCCAGTCATCTTCATCGGTCAATCCATAGACCACCGGATAAAACGTGTGGTCTATCTTGCGACCGGCAAGAAGGTCAAGGGCTTTCATGTGCAGCTCATAGCAGATGCTCTCCTTGTCCGTGCCGGCCGTGGTGATCAGGAAGAACAGCGGCTGTTCACGGGCATCACCGGAACCTTTGGTCAGAACATCGTAGAGCTTGCGGTTGGGCTGGGCATGAACCTCATCCAGCACAAGCCCGGACACGTTCAGGCCATGCTTCGTACCGACTTCTGCCGACAACACCTGATAGAATCCGGCATTGCTGTAGTTCACGATACGCTTAGTTGCAGCCATGATCTTGCAGCGTTTCATGAGAGCTGGGGTCATCTGCACCATCTGGTTGGCAACGTCAAAGACGATGGATGCCTGCTGACGGTCGGCGGCTGCGCCATAGACTTCTGCGGAGGGCTCGTTATCGGCAAACAGCAGATACAGTGCCACCGCAGCGGCCAGCTCGGACTTGCCGTTTTTCTTGCCGATCTCGACATACGCTGTGCGGAACTGACGGTTGCCACGCTCGTCCACGATGCCAAACACATCCCGGATGATCTGTTCCTGCCACGGCAATAGCCAGAACCGTTTGCCCGCCCACTTGCCTTTGGTGTGACGGAGGTTCTCTATAAACCGCACAGCCCGGTCTGCCTTTTCCACATCGTAGTGGGAGGTCGGCAGCATGAACCTGCTGGGCTTGTAGTTCTTGAGCGTCGGATAATTTTTAGGGCGTGTCTCTGCCATTATCCGTCACCTCCCAGCAGGCTTTCCATCTCATCGGCGGCATTTGCAGGACCGCCGTCCGATGCAATGATCCGGCTTCGGGAAGAAGGTGTCAGCCCGAACTGTTCAGCAAACCGATTCATGATTTTCAGATAGGTCTGGGCAATAGACACCTGCGGCACCTGCTGCCAGTACCCGGACGGTGTCTTAACGATGGAACCGTGCTGGGTGATGAATTCTTCCGCCTCCTTCCATCGTGCGTATGCCTGACAATAGCCGGCGAAGGCAGCCATGTCCACTTCGGTCAGGATGCCGATGGCTTCCATCTGCTTGGCAAGCCGCCGCCATTCCTTTTTTGCTTCCGGCTCCAGCCATTTCGGACACGCCGGTGCCTTCTTTGTTGGCTTCGGTTCGCTGGTATTCAGCGGATGCTTACCCGGATTGCCTTCCAGTTCCTTCATGGCGGTCGGCTTCGGTTTTCTGCCTCTGGTAGCCATGGGCTTCCCCTCCCTTCTTCAAAAATTGGTATAAGAAAAAGGACCTCCGAAGAAGTCCTTTGTATATCAAACACGGTGGATACGAGACACAGCCCCCTGCGGGGCGTGTGTCCTTTGTGAGTTATGCGTTGGGGTTAGCTTCCTTCCATGCTTCGTACTCGTCGGCAAGCTCGGCCTCCTCGATGACCTGCCAGATGCTGCAAAAGCGGATGCGCTGGTGGGCGATGTCCTCGGCTGTCCAGCTTTCCGGCTTTCGACTCATGTCGTGGTAGGCGTCCATCTCGGCCTTCGTCCGCTGGAAAAGGATGTCCTTGAGCCGCAGGGTTTCAGCGTTGTTCCGCAGGGTGTACCGCTTGTCCTCGGCTGCCCGGCATAGTCTGCCAAGGTCATCGCAGTTGATGCTCATGTCCTGCTTGAAGGCGATCTCAATGCCGGTCAGCTCTCGCTCGGTGGCGGCTGCCTGGATGCGGGTCAGGTAGGTTTTGGCGTTCTTCATCATGGTCTGTATCCTCCGTGTGTTTGTTTTCCCTTTCGGTGTCTGTATATTACCGTCACCGGGGCAGTATATCAAGCGGCTATGATACACGATCATTCGCCCACAGTCTTGTCGGATATGTGTATATCCTGCACGCGGAAGATCTGCCGCAACGAGCAAAAGCCCCCCGCAGGGAGCCCCCGCCCATATCTCAGTGTGCGTTCCGGATGCACCACTCCATGGCGTGTCCGGCATCCGTGTACACCTCATCCGAAATCTTCAGCAGTTCCAGCCGGCACTCGATCGATGAAAGCCCTTCCTTGGGGTCCTCAGCGAATCCGTAAACCGCAGCCTCCACGCCGCCCTTCCAGTTCGTTTTAGCCACCAGAACCCGGTCTCCAAACTGCAGGATGCTGTCGTAGCAGGGATTGAGCAGGTCGTTGTAGCTCTCGATGCTGATGCTGTGTTCCGGGAAGTTGTTCAGATGCTTCTTCATGGTGAAATCCTCCGTGTTTTTCATTCCGTAGGGTCTTTCCCTTTCGGTATGCACATATTACCGTCATGTAGGGAGGATAGCAAGCGGCTATACCGCACAATCATCTGCCCGGAATACCGGGCAGAATGTACATCACTCTCCGTCCTCGGCATCCTGTTCAATGAACTCCCGGATTACTTCATAAAAGAGCTGGGGGGCGTATTCCAGTGGCTCACGACCATGAGAAAAATCAATTTCTATCTGGTCCTTGACCATCTCCTTGGCAGTCTCCAGCGTGAAGCCGGCCTTATCCTCGTCATTCATATTGTTGTAGATGTCCACGATAAGGTCCATGACTTTTTCGTCGTTCATACTCATTCCTCCGTTGCCCCACCACCTCGCCACACAGCCCCTGTGTGGGTCTTGTGCGGTTTGGTTGGGGAGTTTGTCGGCCTGCGCCTGCGCCCCTTTGTGGGGGCTGTGTCGGGCTTACTTCTCCGCCCTGCCCAGAAGGTAGGCTTCCTCCATGGCTTTCTGGATGCCCCAGACGGGAACCTCGATGAAATCCTCGCTGTCGCAGCCGCGCGCTTCAAGGTCGCCTCGGTTTTCCACCTCCACCATCAGGCGCTTTGCGATGTCCAGCAGGGCTTTCTGCTGCTTCTTGGTCAGGGTCTGCTTTTTCATATCAATGTACCTCGCTTTCGTTTTTGTGGCTGTATATTACCGTCACGTCCCGCAGATAGCAAGGCCGCAGATCACACGATCATTCACGCCCGGATCGGTGTATATTTGAGAGTCCATGCACAGGAAAAGGGGCTGCCCTTTCAGGCAAGCCCCCCGCAATTTTCTGCTCAGTAGTCTTCTTCCTCATCGTAGTCATCTTCGCAGTCGTCGTAGTCCTCTTCCTCATCGCAGCTGTCGTCCCAGTCTTCCGCCATATCGCGATAATCCCACATATCCTTGGTGGGCTGGCTGCGAAGGTCGGGGTTCTGCTTGATGTAGTCGGCAACCGCACCTTCAAGGGTATCCAGAACCTTTTCGTAGGCATCCTCGCTGAAGATCTCCCAAAGGGCTACGGTCAGGCTGCTGATCTCTGCGTTGCCCTTGGCGATCAGGAAGCGGGCCGCGGGGTTGCAGGTTTCTTTGCCGTAGCCCTGGTTGACCATGTCGCCGTCGTTGAAGAATCGGTACCCGATCCGTGCGGTGGCTCTGACCAGTTCTCCGGCGAGGCTATCCGCCTTGCCGCTCGTGGGAACCAGTTCCTCGAAAAGCTTATTGATGCGGTTTTCATTCTTCGTCATTGTCGTATCCTCCAGCGTGTTTTTTGTGTTTTTCGTGGGGTTTTCCCTTTCGGTATGCACATATTACCGTCACTTTCGCACACTATCAAGCGGCTATGATACACGATCATTCGCCCATGGATTTGTGTACATTCGGGCGATATGACATTGGACGGACACGAGCAAAAGGCCGGTTTTCCAGCCCCTTGCCCCTATCCGTCCGGTTTACTTGCGGATTTCGAGGTAGCTTGTATTTTCCCAGCAATCCGTGGTCTTGAACCGCACCCTCTGCTCGGTTTCCCGGTCGAGAGCAACCTTCCTCAAAAGTTTCATCCTCTGGATGCGCCGCAGAAGGTCTGCTGCGTTCTCGGCATCTTCAATGGCATCCTGGATCTCGACCACCGAGCAGTCGGTACCGTACCAAAGGTTGCTGAGTGCCTCCGGAATGCCGTTGGCAGTGAAAAGTCGGATATTCGTGTAGGTCATGGTGTTATCTCCCTTCGTTTTTGTGACTGTATATTACCGTCACTCAGGGGTGATAGCAAGCGGCTAATGTACACGATCATCTAGCCCAGCACTCCGGAAAATGTTTCACTTTGCGCCGTCGTGGTATTCCTCGATATACTGCCTTCCGTCCGGTTCGGTGACCACCGCAGGGTAGCGCACACGGCTGCCGTGCCGGGTCAGGAGCTCGGCGGCAAGGTCTGCAAGTTCTCCGAGGATCTCCATGTTCCATTGGAGGTCGTCATCCTCCGCCATGACCTTGCAGAATTCAAACGCAGCGTTGTAGATCTCATCATTGCGGGCACTCTGGGCATCCGAAAGCTCCAGTTCCTCATCCGTATCTGGCACCGTGGGCTTCTGGCACTCTGCCCAGCGCCCTTCGTAGGTCTCGCCAGCCTCACAGCCGTCGGCGTCGTATTCGTTGACCCGAACCCACCGGTTCGACTGGAACACTCGCTCGGTGATGCCGTTCTTCCGGATGCTGAGCATCACCTTCTCCCCATTTTCATTGACACCCCACAGGGCATCCGGGTAATCCCCGAACTCCTGAATCATCTGACGGCGAGTGGCAAGGTCGCCAAAATTGGCGGCCAATACATTGAGCCGGATCGTGTCCAGCTTCTTGTCCAGTTCCATTTTCATGTTCGTTCTCCCCTTTCTCAAAAATCCAAGGTCTCCAGAACCTCGTCCGTGCCGGTCTCCCAGTCGTGGCGGGTCAAGCGGATGCGGCTGTACATCTCGGTGCTGTCCGGCTCATCGAAAAGCCGGAAGCATTCTCTGGCAAACCCCTCATCGGTGTACTGCTGGGTCTCGTCGGGCTGGCCGTCCAGCCGGGTGAAGGTAATCTCGTAGGTGTAGCGTTCCATGTTTTTTCCTTCCTTTCCGTTTCGGTATGTGCATATTACCGTCGTTTCGGCATAATAGCAAGGCCATAAAACGTCATATTAACGACGATCATCAGCCCATATCTTTGGTGGATCTATGTCGATAAATGGCCTTGATAAATATGTGTTTTAGAGCGAATATACAGACACCGAAAGGAAAACGCACACGGAAAACGGAGGCAACCACCATGAAAAAGACCATCAGCGAGATCGAAAGCATCATCGAGGACCGCATTGCAGAGCTTGAAGAAGAATACGAGCTGGACATTTTCGACCACAACGACATCCGGGAAGAAGAATACTGCAAGGGCGGTTGGAAACACGACCCCTTCCCCGAAGAATTGGAGGAGGAAGAGGACGAGGAAGAAGAATGGCATTACATGAGCCTTGAGCAGCAGCTCTACGAAGTCGGCATGAGCATGCGGGATTTCCTTTAAGGGAATCCGCCAAGGAACCCCCAGCAAGGCTGGGGCTGTTCCTCGTTGTCCCCGTTTTCCGTTGACCATATACACAGTTCTGCCGCCCAAAGATCGTGGAAGATCCTGCTCTTTCCCGGCTTGCTATATTTGCAAACCAGAGCTAATATACAGTAAACTGGGAATGGGTTCTCGACAATCCGAGGCCCCCACCAGCCCACAAGCCAACCCCTCCTGCCTTGGCAGAAGGGGCCGTTTTCTTTATTCGGGCTGTGTGCCGTCGCTGGTTTGGATGGCTGCGAGTCCCGATGCGGTGCGAACGAAGAGCTCCGGATTCCAGAACCGTTTCCTGAACCTGTCCATGAGTTCCGGCGGCAAGTCCGTGAAGTCTTCCTTGCCCAACCCGCAGAGGAAGAAGCCGCCTCGGATCGGCTGTCTCAGTTCCCGGATATACCGGCTGAACAGCTTGTCCGTAAACAGTCCGTTGTCATCCGTGACCAGGGCGACCGGTTCCGGCCACGGGTAGGTTGCCGTGATGCAGTCGCAGTCCAGCACCTTATAGTACTCTTCCAGCGTGGGCTGGATATCGATCTCCTTCGGATGCTCCATCGGTTCGACCAAAAGCACCTTCATTCGACCCACCCCGCTTTCACGATCGCCCAGTCGGTCAGCGGTGTTGCTTTCCCAAGAAAGTCTTCCTTCGCTTCGACCGTACCGCAAGTGTTGCACACCATGATCTCTGCGTAGCGGCTGAGGGCTTGCTGCTGGTGGTCGTAGCTGTCCGGCTCAGCGCCGCACCGTGGGCAACGTGGGCCCGTCTGTCGCGTCTTACCGAGGTGGTCGAGCGATTCCTTTACTTCGGCCTCGGACGCCACACGGTGGCAACTGTCCGCGCCGTAGGCAACGTTCAGGCTGCCGCCTGTATCCCAGGAGACCATCACATTGCCGACATCGTCCACACCACGGCAGATTCCCTGCGTGCCCAAGGCCGGTGCCTGGGCATCTTCCATTCGGTCCAGCACCACACGGCAGCCGACCGGGAACTGTGTCCGCAGAGTTTCTACGGTCTTTCTATCCGGAAATCTCATCCCTGCACCTCCTTGATCATCTTCTCCGCGAGTTTCTTGTTGTTGGTACACTTCTTCAGTGCGCCCTCCAAGATGTGCATCGGGAAATGAAATGCCTTATAGCCATCGTGAAGGACTCGATAGTAGTACAGACTCGGCATTTTCTGCCCATAGTCGTGTTCCATGATGTAGACCATGGCGGTGACGGTCATGGGCTCCGCATCCTTGCTCACCACCTCGACCGTCATATTTTCCTTGCGGTAGTAGTGTGGGAAGCCCTCATAAATGTCGAGGTTCTTCTCATCGCCAGCGGAGATCTCCCACACCAGAACCGGTGTGTTCTTTCCCATGTTCGGCAGGATGGTCGCGCAGCCGTGGAAGGCCAGCTCCCAGTCTTCCAGAACAGCCTGGCCCACAATGCGGGCATCCGGGCATCGCTGTGCCATCTGCTCCACCGACAAGTTGCTGCCGTATGCGATGTAATACTTCTTTTCGTTCATAGTCGCTTGCTCCTTTCGTTTCCGCTGTTGTCTGGCGGTATGCTATATATGCCTCTGTTTTGCCCGAATAGCAAGGCCAATGTGCATCATATCCTGCACAATGATTTCCTCACAGGATCGGCAAAATTGTACTCAGTCGATTTCTTTGAGGAACTCCACCGCTGCCGCCTTTCCGATGCTGGAAGACAGCCCACTGTGCAATGTATCTGTCGGGAATCCCCACTCCGTATACCCGTCTTCCAATAAGTCGAAGTACTCATGGCTGGGGCAGCCGAGCTGCCGTTCTTCGTGCAGGATGTATGCCATGCAGGTTTTCAGCTTCTTCATCCGATGCCCATCCAGATTCCAGACTGGAAGCTGGAACTGCTTCTTGTAATAGTACCGCGGGCAGCCCTCGTACCGGTCCAGCAGCAGCTCATCAAACTCCGAAAGTAACCAAACCACAGCTGGGACGCTTTCATTGGCATCCTGCTCGATGGTGGCGTAGCACCCAGTCTTGCTTTTCTTGAACAGGAGTCGGTATCCGTAGATCTCGGTAACACCGACCGGCACCGCATAGGGACATCTGTGCCCCATCCGCTCCATGTCAAGGTTGCTGCCGTAGGCAAGATAGTACCGGGACGGCTTTCTGCTGATCCCGCCCTTGTCGAACCGGAAGTGATCAATCACCGACCTCACCGCCTTCCGCTGCGGAAAAGTCCACGCCGTCAAAGTCCTCAGCTTCCAGAACGATCTGTCCGTTGTGCCACCAGTCGCTGACCGCCTGGACGGCCTCATCCATCGTGGGTTCCTTGATCTCGGATTCGTTGACCTCGACCACCCGTTTGAGGGTCTCGGTGATGACCACCCGGAACGTTCTGCCGGGTGCGGTTTCTCTGGTTTCATTTTTCATGGCGTATTGCCCTCCTTCTACCGCCTAAAGGGCGGTTACCCGCCCGATAGGTGCCCGTGCAAGTCGGCGCTTATGCGTTGCGCCAGCTTGCGTTGCCCTCCATATTCCGCAGAAGGATCTCCCGTGCTGTTTTGAACTCGTCCCCGATGAAGCCCAGCCGAAGCATCCAGCACCGCATTGCGTATTTCTCGTTGTCGGTCTGCTGGGGCTTGGGGCTTGCGGTCTTCACCATCTTAGCAAGCTGGCTCATTGCGAGGCAAAGCTGGATGTAGGCTTTCAGCTCACAGGCGTGAAGTCCGTTCTGCTTGCCGTCGCTGGGGTCGGCAAACTGGAAAAGCCGGAATTCAATCGTGCCCTTGGTAAAGGTGGCGTGGAGGTTCAGCATATGGTATCGGCTTTCATTGTAGTGTGCCGTTCTGCCGTAGTTTGCGTGGTTGCCGGCGTACCAGATGTCGGCAAGCTCGGTCATGGTCGTCGGCTTTCTCTTGTTCAGCTGGTCAAGAAATCGGGGGTCGACCACTCGGCAGTACTGTCCGGTTCTGCCTGCATCGATGCGAATCGCTCTGCCGATTTGTTCTTCGTGGGCGGCCATGATGTTGACCAGATTCCGCAGGGTCTTGGGGGTGTGGTTGCCCTTGCCGATGTGGATGTGAACACCGCATCCCCGGCTGGGGCTGGACTTTGCGCCAGCCTTGCGGAGCAGTCGGATGATCGCCTGCAAGGTCTCGATGTCCTCGTAGGTAAGGATGGGGGTCACCATCTCGCACTTTTCAGCTTCCGGTCCGTGGATGCTGATGTCTCGCTGGAATTTCCAAACCCTGCCCTGCTGGTCCTTGCAAGCCCAGCTCATGTACCCGTACTCACCGGCTGCGTACCATGCGGTCGTCCCGAAGAACTCGGCAACCTTTCTAGCGGCCTTCTCGCGGGTGATGTTGTTCATCTCAACCTCGACCCCGATGGTCTGCATCTTCATGGCTTCGATCTGCTCTCTGGTCTTATCGTTCATGGTGTTTATCTCCTTTTGTCTTGTTCTGTTCCCCTTGCGGTATGTGCATATTACCGTCATGTGGAGATGATAGCAAGGCCATAAAGGGTCAAATAATCACCAATCATTCAGAGCAAAGATCGTGTACATTATGGTGAAAAACACACTTGATACTGTACATTTTCAGAGTTAATATCGGCACAATGGAAGAAGCTCTCTCTTATCCAGCGGCCCCATAAGGGGTCAGGAGCTTACGCTCCCGCCTCCTGCGCCTGGGGTGCGCCGTCAGCCCCACAGTCGGGCTGTGTGGGGGCTTCCGCTGCCGCTTCGGCCGTTTCCTCGGCGGCAGAAGCGCCGCCCTGTGCCGCCTGTTTTGCGGATTTCAGGGCATCCCGTTTTGCCTTTTCCTTGACCCGGAACTTTTCGGCATCTTCCTCGGTGCGGAATGCCGCATGACCGGTAAGGTTCTGCATCAGGAGCCTGCGGATGGTCTTGTGTTCATCTCCGTTCAGACCCAGTCGGATCAGCCAGATGCGAAGTGCGTACTTCTCATTGGCGTCGTTGACGGTCTTTGCCTGAATCCTCTTTTGGGTGACTGCCATCCGGTTCATAGCGGAACAAAGTTCTGTGTAGGCACTGACCTTCTCCTGCGTCAGCGGACCGGCAAAGGTCAGGCTGATTTTTTCTGCCGTGATAGAGATTCCAGTCATGCCGGTGTTTCCGGCACCCAGTCGGTACTCTTCCAACTCATCCAGCATCTCATCCACCGTGCGGGTGGTTGCCTGTTCCAGTGCGTCCAAAAGTCCCTGCGACACCGTGAAGTTCGTGCTCATCGCTTTGTTCAGCAGAGGGCCGCGGCTGTACATCAGGTTCAGGAAGTTGCGGATGCTCTGGGCGGTGTGTCCCGCCATCGGCAGGCTGATGGTCAGTTCGTCCACATCCTGCAAAGTTGGCTGTTCGGTCGGAACAGGTGCCTCATCCGCATTGGTGTCATTCACAGTATCCATCGGCTCATCCTCGATCACCGGTTCCTGAACTTCCGCAGATTCCTCGGCAGTTGACTCCGGCTCCTCATCGGGCTGGTCTTCCACTTCGGTTTCTCCGGTCAGGACAGTGGTTACTACATCCTGCTCCGGCTGATCCACATTGGTGGCTTCGGTCTGCGGTGCATCCTCATCCCGGATGATGCCCTCGTCCAGCAGAGTCTGGATGATTTCCTGTTCTGCGTTCTCTTCAATCACAAGCGTCCCCTCCTTCTCAACGGTGAACTTGCCGACGATGTAAGCACACCGCGGCATAAAGGTGTACTGGGAGTGAAGCCCAGTCAACTCCATCAGGCGGCTTACCAGAACCTTGCGGTCATCAATATTCAGTGCGTACTTTTTCATGGCTTTGTGCCCCTTTCTTTGTTTTCGGTAGCACATATATCACTCTGAATCGATGAAATAGCAAGGCCATTTAGCGACATTTCTCATATTCGACCCATTACACAAATCGTGCCGAGCACGCTTGTGCAGGATCATCCGATATGTACGCCCACGGTATCACGGGGTCATTCTAACCTCGCAATACGGTGGGCCGTTTTATAGGATTCAGCCAGCTCCGCCCTCCAGCACAGCGATGCGACGCTCAAACTCTGCCGCCTGGTTTTCCAGTGCTTCGAGTCTCTCGGCATCCGTCTTGGGCTTTTCCTCGGTTTCTCCGTCAAGGATCAGGTAGCGTTCCATGACATATCCGGGAATGGTGTCGTAGGTTACAGCACACCAGCCGTCTCCCTGCCCGGTCACATCCAGCCGGGTACCATTGGGAATCCATGCCAGCCGGTCTGCGGTCTTGGACGGAGCTTGACGCAGACTCAATCGCCCGCCCGTGACGGTCGCCTTGTTTCGGGTCTCCTGCATCTTGACTTCGCTCATGTCTGTTTCCTCCTGAGTCGTTCCATAGTCGATGCCCTTCAGCCGGCCACCGTATTTCCACTTACCGAGCGTTGCATCCCGGTGGATGCTGTTACCGTTCACCGTAGTGGAACAGTGGGTGATCTCCAGCGGACGCACCTTGGTGACGACGCCTACATGATAGTAGTCCAGCAGATCACCGCCATCCGCCTTGTAGCGATCCGGCAGATTGTAGCTGCTGTCTCCCGGTTTTCGGGCTTTGTAGACGATCTCACCCACAAACAGATCAGCAGATTTGATCTCTGCAAAGTCCGTCATCTGTTTCCGGGCTGCGTAGTTACTGCCGTGGATGCCATTCCAGCCTCCACCAGCCCTGCGGACCGCACCGATGATGAGACCAACGCAGTCACAGGTACCATCCGTACCGCTGCCGCTGATGCGATAGTCCGGTTTCGTGGCACAGATGGTTTCGAGCTGCTCAAGAAAAGCAGTCAGGGTGATACTCACTCCGATTCACTTCCATTCTCAGGCGATCCGGCCACCCAGACGATGCCGGACAGTACAAAAAAGACACACGGCAGTGCGACACCATTGCCCCAGAGCTTATACTCTGCCGCATCCGAATACGGATCAGCCAGCCACTTGCGGATCTGCTTCTCCGTCTTCGGTTTCTTGGCGTGGGTCACCAGTCTGCGGTGCGTCTCAAACACATCCCGCCAGAAAGAGATTTCTTCTTCCGTGGGATTCTCAGTTTCGAGATCACGGCACCACCAGTCCGGGAAACCCTGCAGCCGTGCGCACTCGGTCGGGGTCAGACGGCGAACCGTATAGGACACTGGGCTCGGCTGTGCGTCCGGGTTGTCGATGACCAGCCGGTCATTGAAAGCATCCTGCCCGTTGAAGCCGCTGGGGTGCGCCCCGGTCGCCACCGTTCCCGACACGCCATCGTTCAGGTGCGGCACCGGTGCTATGGTGGTAGGGTCTTTAAAGTCCCGGGCCATAAGGGTGGGAGATACATTCTCCTCGACCCTCATGAAGGAGCCGGTGGTCATGGCGTAGACATCTTCCGGTGCGCAGACTGCGTGACGGTCAGTGGCATCCAGCGTAAAGCAGACATCTTCGTTGATGCCGTTGCCTTGCGGACCATTCTCGTCTTTGCGACCGATCATGTTGCCCTGCAGCACGAAGGTCTGCATCTGGTCGCTTCGGGTCGCCATGAGTGCACCGGACTTTCCATGCAGGTCGATCAGCTCATTGCGCTGATTCACATGGAATGCCGTCACGTCATCCGGCTGCGCCACAAAGGTCTGCTGTTTCATTCCCGGCTGTGCAGACAGCGAACCCGCCGTATCACCCAGATCCCGGACTTCATCCCGCTGGTTCTGGGTAAAGGCTACTGCCGGAGCACCGCCATGGGTGCAGGCCAGAGGCGGAGCCACCTGCTCGTCCACCGTGCAGTTCGACTTTCCGCCGCCCTGATCCACGCAGACAACAGGTTCGCAGATACACAGCCCACCCTGGTTACAGGTTGGGGCACCGCCGCTGCGATCCAGCGTCCGGGAAGTCTCCGCTTCATAGAAGCCACTGTAGGGGTTATCCGACATCATGGAATGGCTGGCTTTCGAGCAGACACCGTAGCACTTAGGCACGAACACCGTCTGGTCATTGTTGCAGCCGAGGGTAGCAGATTTTTCTTCCTGCCAGATAGCACCTTTGCCGCCACCCTCGCATCCAGAACGAATTTTCAGTGTGACTGCAGGTGAGTTTTCCACCTCTTCCCCGCTGTTTTCCACGCCATCCAAGACCAGCGGAACATTGCAGCCGCCTGTACCGCATCGGCTGGTGAGGGTCTGCACCTTGCCATCCTTGGAAAATTTCACTCGACTGTCAGTCGGGTGGTTTTCCAATGCGATGGCGGCAGGCACGACTCCGGCCCGGAGAGTTGGCGACCGTTCCTCTTCGTACCCGATACTTCTGGCGTTGGCGGAATGTTCTGTGCAGAAACCGGCCGCTTCAAGGACGCACGGCTGATGCCCATGCTCTTGCGCCCGGAGTGTTCCGGTCACCTCCTTGGTCACATCCATCCTCTCCCCGCCCTGATCGTTCAGGCAGATTCTTCCGCAGCAGCCTGCCGTTCCAGTGCCGCCTTCAGCACCGGAGGCAGCTCTTTGCCACGCACGGAAGCCCTCCGCAGAATACCCAGACACGCCTTCGGACTCAAATAGTATTTTTGGGGCACCGTGGTCTGCAAAATCTGCGACAAGGTAGATGCGTTTTCTCCTTTGGGGTACGCCCCACCACTGCGCGTCAAAAACTCGATACGCGACGCTCCATCCGTCTCCCAGATAATAATCTGCATCGGGCCAGCCTTTTTTGTCAGGCGCAGGCACCTCGGCGGACGGTTCCTTAACACCGATGACGGCTTCGAGGACTGCTTTGAAGTCCTGCCCTTTGTTTGAGGAGAAGGCCCCCGGCACATTCTCCCATACGATAAATCTTGGTTTTGCTCCATTGGTCTTACACCTCATTTCCTTCACGATGCGAATTGCTTCATAGAATAGGCTGGACCGTGAACCATCCAGACCGTCTCGCTTCCCGGCGATGGACATATCCTGGCAAGGACTGCCAAAGGTGATGATATCCACCGGCGGCAAGTCTGCGCCGTTGATGGCGGACACATCCCCGTAGTGTTTTACCTCCGGCAAGCGCTTGGTCGTAACCCGGATGGCGAAGGGCTCCACTTCGCTGCTCCACAGCGGCGTGATGCAGCCTGTCAGTAAACCGCCCAAAGGAAAACCCCCGGAGCCATCAAAGAGGCTGCCGAGGGTTAAATGAATATTCGATTCAGTACTCATACAGCCTCCTCTCCGAGCATCTGCTCTTTGGCTTTCAGGTAGAAATCCTTGGACACTTCAAATCCGTAGCTGTCGCGTCCCAGTTCTCTGGCAGCCCGGAGCGTTGCACCGCTGCCGGCGTAAGGGTCGATGACCACATCTCCGGGATCTGTAAAGATCTCGATCAGGCGTTTCAGCACGGACACCGGTTTCTGAGACGGATGGATCTTCGGATAGTCCTTGCCATCCCGTTTCCAGTCAAACCAATTGAAGATCATGTGGGTCTTGCCGTCCTCACTGGCGTTGTTGAACTTCGGGAGCTTGCCCCGGTACAGCACCAGCGCATACTCTGTAGCACCCACGATCTTCATGTTGGCTTTCAAGACCTGCGGACTGTAGTTCTTGCAGAACGTCAGCGGGATGTAGTTCTTGAATCCGTACTTCTCCGCTTCGGTGATGACCTGCGGGATCTGCTGGAACGCACAGAACACGATCATGCACGGTGCTCCCTTTTCCCCTTTCATCGGCTCCTTCTTCAGCAGCCGATTGCAGAAGTGGAAGTACTCAGCGATGTTGAATGTGAAGTCCGTGTTGAACGCCGCCTTCCGAGCCTTGCTGCTCTCGCCGTTCTTGTTGTCACCGTCCACATACCAGTCCGGCCGGCTGGCATAGAAATCTGACCCGATGTTATACGGAATGTCAGCGATCACCAGCTGAGCCTTGGGGATGTTGTAAGACTTGAAGTTCTGGAAGTTATCGTGGATGAGGACGCATTTAGGTTCGGCCATCTGCGTCCTCCTGTTCCGGCTCGAAAGAAGCCACCTCATCAAACTTCAGCTTCTGACCATCCCGCAAGACATACACATCCTCGTAGCGACCCTCGCTGTGTTCGATGTACCGCTTTACGATGACATCCACGAACTTGGGGTCCAGCTCAATACCCCGGCACACCCGGTCAGTTTCCTCACAAGCAATCAGTGTCGAGCCGCTGCCGAGGAACGGGTCAAGGACGATGCCGTTGGTCATGGTGGAGTTGCGGATGGGATAGCTCATCAGGCCAATGGGCTTCATGGTCGGGTGATCCTTGTTGGCTTTGGGACGGTCGTACTCCCAGATGGTGGTCTGCTTACGGTCGGAGTACCACTGATGCTTACCCTTCAGCTTCCACCCATAGAGGCAGGGTTCATGCTGCCACTGATAGGGGCTACGGCCCAGCACCAGAGCATTCTTTTTCCAGATACAGCACCCGGACAGATAGAACCCCGCATCCTTGAACGCCTTGCGGAAATTCAGACCTTCCGTGTCAGCGTGGAAGATGTAGATGGAACCGTCATCTGCCAGATGACCGTGCATCTGCTTGAACGCTGCCAGCAGAAACTCGTAGAATTCCGAGTCGCCCATGTTGTCGTTCATGATCTTACCGGCCGTTTCTTCCACATCTACATTGTACGGGGGATCGGAAAGCACAAGGTTGGCCTTCACGCCGTCCATCAGGGTATCGTAGCACTCAGCTTTCGTGGAGTCACCGCACAGAACACGGTGCCGGCCCAGCACCCAAAGGTCACCTGCCTGCGAGAAGGTCGGCTGCTTCAGCTCAGATTCCAGATCGAAGTCATCTTCCTTGATGTCCTTGTCGTGGACCTTGTTGAACAGCGTCTCGATCTCAGGCGGCTCAAAGCCCGTCTTGCCCAGGTCGAAGTTGGAGTTTTCGATATCCTTCAACAGGTCAGCCAGCAGGGAATCATCCCACGCACCGGTGATCTTGTTGAGTGCGATGTTCAGGGCTTTCTCTCGGGTCTTGTCGATGTCCACCACCGCACAAGGCACTTCGGTATAGCCCAGTGCCATCGCAACGGTCAGGCGTTGATGACCGCCGATGATCGTCATATCGGCATTGACCACCAGCGGATCAGCAAAACCGAACTCCTCAATGGAGTTCTTGATCTTCTCGTACTCCTTGTCCCCCGGCTTCAGCTTTTTCCGGGGATTGTATGCAGCCGGCTTGAGTACGGACACCGGCAGCATTTTCAGTTCAGCAGTTGCTTTCATGTAGCTCCTCCCAGTTTAGATTCACACACGCATGACCTCAGAGAACGGTACAAAAAAGGAGCCGAACTCAAAGCCCGACTCCAATTCATCGCTGTCCCCACCCATCCCCGACTGCGGTTTTTCCGTAATCGGATACCATTCCGGGTCTATCCCATTCATGGAAGCAAGGACTCTGTCCTCTGCATGGTCAATCTCATGTACACAGATGCCTGCGGTGTTGCAGACTGCAAATACGCCAATCACTTTATTTCCCAATGCTGCTCTCTCCCTTCGCCCTGCCCTTATTGGCACAGGCTCGACTGCAATACTTTCTTGAAAGACCGTACTGGTGGCGGTAGGAAAACTCTCTGCCGCACATCGGGCAGACCTTTGACCGCACGGTCTTCCAGTTCTGCGGTCTTGGGTGGGTGTTGTTCCACTTGGATCGGCATTCCGGAGAGCAGAACTTTCTCGGTCGTCCCCGATGGTTCGGAACGATGGCAGCACCACACTGCGGGCAGAAGGAAAACGCCATGTCCTTGATCATCTCGGTTGTGTAATCTTCCATCCATCCTCACCCCGTCCTCATTTTTCGCCGTTTCCATGTCGGTTCCAGTGGAAAATCTCAAAAAGCATACGAAAAGAAGTGAAGCGACAACCGGCCCTGCCCCGCCGGGTTAGTTTGTTTTTGCGGCGTCCGGCTGCTGCTTGCTTCTCCTTGTCCCGGAACAAGCTAAAACGTGCGAAAAATCCCATGGTGCAAGGATTTTCACACGCTTTGGTTCGTTTCGGGGGAAAACAAAAGGCACCGGAGCGTTCACCCCGATGCCCTCATCTTCACCTTGTTCATTTTGCGCCGTTAATTCCGGGACCCCCGGCCTATGAATTTTGCGTTTTTTCACACGAAAGGGGCCACCGGTCTCCGGGTGACTTCACCACAGAGAAGTGACCCCGGCCCCGGTGGGGGTCAGTAGTGGTACACCGGGTGGATGTCTTTGGTCAGAGTCTTGCGGTCATGGCACGGTTTGCACATCGGCTGCCAGTTGGTTTCGTCCCAGAAAAGTCTGGGATCACCACGGTGCGGTGTGATGTGGTCTACCACGGTGGCTTTCGTGTATCTCCCCTGCCTCATGCACTCGGCGCAGAGCGGATGGGCTTGGAGGTACTGCCTGCTTAGTTTTTGCCACTGTCTTGTGTAGCCACGCTTACCCGCTGGGCGTGTGACTTCCGGGTGCAGCGGCAGGTGCTTTGCACAGTAAAGGCTGCCCGGCTCAACGAGCTCCGGGCAACCGGGGTGTCGGCACGGCACCTTGGGTCTGCGGGGCACGGGTCATTCCTCCCACGGCAGACCGGGCTTGCCGAAGTGACCGTAGGCACTGACCTTGTTGTAGTCCACGTCCAACAGACCCAGCCGCTGGATGATACCCTGCGGGGTCAGGTCGTAGCTGTCCTTGACGTAAGCCTGGATGAAGTCCAGCGGCTGGTGTTCCGTGCCGAAGCACTCCACCGCCACGCCCACCGGCTGTACCACACCGATGGCATACGCCAGCTGGACTTCGCACTTGTCAGCGTAGCCGGCCTGCACGATGTCCTTGGCGATCTTCCGTGCCATATACGCTGCGGACCTGTCCACCTTGGTGGGGTCTTTGCCGCTCAGGGCACCGCCGCCCATTCGACCGATACCGCCGTAGGTATCGCACGCCAGCTTACGGCCGGTGACACCACAGTCGGCGTAGCTGCCGCCCATGACAAAGCGGCCGGTGGGATTGACGAGCTTCTCGAAGTTTCCATCCAGCCCGTACTCACAGGCGGCCAGCACCATCATGGATTCGATGATGTGGCGGAAGTCGCTGACCTCCACGTCCGGGCTGTGCTGCACGGAGCAGAGGAAGGTGGTGATCCGACCAGTATCGTAGTCGTAGCTGACTTGTGCCTTGGCATCTGCCCGGAACATCTTGCTCGGATGGTTCTTCAGCAGTTGCAGGAACTTGGTGGCGACCATGTAGGGGATCGGCATCTGTTCGGCGGTCTCGTTGGTAGCGTAGCCGTACATGATGCCCTGGTCACCGGCTCCGCCCTTGTCCACGCCCAGTGCAATATCCGGCGACTGCTTATCGACCAGAATGCCGATGCGGAGCAGATCACTGAAATCAAAGCCCATCTTGTCAGCACCGATGCGGGTGATGACCTCGTGGACAAGCTGCTGGTAGTTGGGCTGGTAGTCGGTGGTGACCTCGCCGGCGATAAAGAGCTGGCTGCGTTTCAGCAGGCACTCGATCGCTACACGAGCGTTCTTGTCATGCTGAAGAATGTCGGTCACAATGGCGTCTGCAATCTGGTCGCAGATCTTATCGGGGTGGCCGTTGCTGACCTGCTCACAGGTGATGATCTTACTCATGGTCTTCGTCCTCCTCGTATTCCAGCTCAGGCCAGCCGGGTTCGTTATGACCGCATTCACAGGAATAACTCACATCATTGATGTCGCTGGGCAGAACTGGATGCATCCTCTTGCCGCACTTCGGGCAGTTACGCACTGGCACCACATTGGCGCGGACATCGATGCCGCCGCTTGTGGACAGGTCATAGGGGTAGATGAACTGATTGCCCTTGCCATCGTCTACCAAAACCAGACAGTAGACTCGTGTGGTCTCATCGGCTTCACGCATCACGATGTTGTCATCGTCATCCACATCCAGAGCCATGACGATCATATTCTCCGGCAGAGGCATCATCTGCTTGATTCGCAGGTCATCATAGCCCGCCGTGTCAGAGCCAAAAAGGTCTCGGTTTCCGTTTTTCATTTTGTTTCTCCTCTCGTTTTCATGTATCACAAAGCAGGCCGCCCTTGCCGTTGCCCACAAACGTAGGCTCCCACAAAAGCCGCCTGCTAAGTATCGTGTGATTTCCATCTTTTTTGTAGATGGTTTGTAGATGGTCGAACTCTCACAATATGAGGTGTCCAATTCCAAAAAAAAATTGTTATTACGATGGTTTTCAATCTTCTTATCTTCTCTTTTTCCTTTTTGTAGCTGATGTAGCTAGTAAAAAGTAAATTGCATATAAAAGAAAAGAATAATAAGAAAATAGGGTTTTCACCGTCTACATCAGCTACAAGCCAAAAAAACGTCTTGGAATCGGCATTTTCTTGTAGCCAGTCTGTAGCCGATGTAGCCGGTACGAGCCAATGGAACCGTTCTAAGACAGTATCAGGGCACGATGTTAAAGTCCTCTTTAATGCCTTCTGTCATTGTGAACTCCACACCCCTAACCACTTGTGTCGGACCTCCGACGCCATCCGCAGGACGCTTTTTCTGGACAGTGTACCTCTTGTCGATCTCGGCATTCAGCACCTTGGCAGAGTCTGCCCTGTACCCGTTTTCAGCACACCATTCCTTGTAGCGTGTATAAATAGCAGCACGGCGCAGTTCGCTATTCGCCTTCGGTTGGAGGCATTCACTGAAGAACTGCCCCATCTTATCCGAAAACATCTGGTAATCCATTGTGGCCTGTACGACAGAGTCTGGCATCTCCAACCCCTGACTGCGGAACATCTTATAGCCTTCGAGCATCCAGTTCAGGATGCCGGACATATTTTCCGGTTCTGCAAAGAAGCCCTTCAATCCCTTATCCTGCTCTTTTTCTTCAAAGTGGCGGTCAAAGGGAATGATCTTGATTCGGCCGGACTCGAACAAAGTCAAATCCGTGATGTTCGGACGATGGTTTGTGTTGATGAAGATTTTGAAGTTCGGACGGAACTCGAAGCTGTTCTCATGCAGATACCGCGCCGTGATGGTGTCGTTGCCGGTCAGGCGTTTGGTCAGGGCTGCATCCAACGTGATCTTCTTCTCCGGCTCCGAGATGTTGACGAACCGGGAGCCAGCAAGACGAGCGATTTCCTCAGACGGTCCGCCACTCTGGGCATTGAACTTCGCTTGCAGCATTGTCGGGTCGGCATTCTTGCCATACTCGCCCATGATACGCAGGATGCTCTCCATCGTGGTGCCCTTGCCGTTTCGTGAAGTCGGACCGTAGAGGATGAACAGACATTCCATCTTGGTGTCGCCAGTCAGCGCATAGCCGATGGCTTTCTGCAAGTAGTCGGCTCTCGCCTTATCTCCTTGCATGATCTCCGAGATGAAGGTTCGCCAGCGCGGGCAGTCTGCGTCCGGGTCATATACCACCGGGGACACCTTTGTGAGATAGTCCTCTGGGCGGTGTTCACGGAATTCCATCGTCCGCAGATCCAGCGTTCCGTTCTGGCAGTTGAACAGGTAGATATCCCTGTCATAGTGCTTCATGGACAGCGGAAACACGGACTTTGCATCCTTCAGCATGGTTTCCCGGTGCTTTCGGAGCTGGAGCTTCCGCACACGGTCGATGAACCGCTTTCGGGCATCCTCTTCGGTAATCGTCAGGGCAAACACATACAGCTTGTCTGCCAGCAGCTTTGCCAGCTCTGCCACCTTGAGGTTCTCCGTGTCTGGCTGCCAGACCTTCCCGTCATATACATACCAGATGCCGCGCTCACTGTTGTACCGTGCGATGGGCTTGAAGAAATCAGCAAACATATTACCCATGCCGATCTCACCTCTGCCGTATCTGGGATTCGTGTGCGGAGCCATCTCATCCAGTGACAGGGTGAGCTTGGTGATGTCTGGCTGAAACTCCGGAGATTTGGAATCCGGTTCAAGGTTGGTGAACTCCTCGTCCACGATGTCCTGTGCGTTGACAGGAACATACACCGCAGCACAGGTGTTGACGGTGTTTCGGATAGAAATTGCGCCGTAGGTCGTACCAGCCTGCTGACGATCCCACTTGTCACGCATCAGGCCGGAGGTGCGGAAGATGCGGTCCATCTGCTCCTCATCACAGCCGCACCAGAACGCCAGAATAGACAAAAGTGCCATGTCTGCATCCGACTGGCTGTCATAGAGGTCTTCCCAGTCACCGGCAAAGAGCCGCTTGAACTTGTCGCTGTTGCTGGCCTCCTCTGCATGAGCAATGACTGCGTCATCGTTCAGATACGAGTGATGGCGAAGCTGTGTATTCTGTACCTGCTTCGACCGCTTCATCAGCGAGTCCAGCAAGGTAGTCATCGCGGTCTCGTCGTTGGGGATCTCACCTGTGCGGTAAACATCTCCCGTCACGGTGACGAAGCGGTTCGTCGCACCGGGCATGTACACTTCCAGCCCTTTGCTGCGGTTGTTGATGTAATAGACCGTCTTGTCGTAGACAAAATCTTCCGGCACGCAGAAAAAGCCTCGCAGTCCTTTGCCGGACGGAGACTTCTCAACGTATGCTGTGGGGAAAATAGAAAGGACGGTCGCTGCTGTATCATTCAGCGTACCGTCCTCTCGGATGCAGTGGTCGATATCGAATGCGCCGATGCCGTTGCCGACCGCGATGCCGATGCCGTCATAACCGCCCATCGCATAAGACATGAGGGTGGTCTTGAAATCAGCAAAGGTGCGCAGGTCGTTGATTCTGGCACGGTCACCGTTGGCCGGGTTGTACGGCATCTTGGTCTTCTGACCGCTGCGCTTTTCAAATTTCCAGACGCAGAACCGGCAGTCGCTCTTCAATTTTGCCGGGATGTTCTTGATGTCTACCACGTTCTCGCCTCCTTCTTCGTAATGTCAGTATTACTGCCTGTGTCAGTGGTGCCCATGTTGAAGAACACTGCGATTGCCTGCTCCACTTCCCGCTGCTTGGCGGTGGAAGTCAGGCTGCCCAGCTTGTTCAGCAGGGCGTTCTTGCCGATGGTCGTGACCTGCTCTGCCAGCGCGACAGAGTTGCGCAGATATGCGTGGTCGTTGATCATCCGGCAGTCAGCCTCTGCAATCTGAATGTGCGTGGGCAGATTCAGCTTTTTCTGCACTGTGGTCAGTGGAATCACCGTCAGGGTGCTGGAGAAGCGGTTCGCCACATCGTTGCTGATGACCAGCACCGGACGGCTGCCGCTCTGCACGGAACTGCCGAAGTGGTCGCCCAGTTCTGCAAACCAGATTTCGAACCGCTGCACCATCTGCTGCGGTGTCTCTTGTTGCTGGGAAGACTCCTGCTGCGATGCCTCTTGGGGAGCCACCTTGACGGCGGGCCGGGCAATGAACTGCTTACGGAGCAGCCGCCCTTTCTGGTTGATGTATTTATTCACATGAGGTCTGGAACGACCGTTTTTATTCTTGCGACCCAAAATATCTTCACCTCGTTTTCGTGGTCAGTTGACCGATAAATTGAAAGCTGATGTAAAAGTAAAAGCTGGACAGAGAGCCGTGTCAGCGTCAAAGGAGAAAAGACGCATGAAAGCAAAGCGTATGACGGCAAAGCAAAATGAGGATTGAAAATGGAAACAAAAAAGCCGAAGCATGGTCACTTCTGACCGCTTCGGCACACTGCTCTCTATCCAGCTTTTCCAGTTTATATTATACCAAATTGCGGACGTACCGTAAAGAAATGATTTTGTCAGAAAACCTTTGAAAATGTCAATAAACCCCAGAAATGTGCGGTCTATTTCAACTTTTTTTCTTCAAGTTTTCGCAGCTCCAAAGCAAGCAACTCTAAGCCCAACTTTTTGAAGTGTCGGGCACGATTTACTCCAAGTACATGGTCCTGCGAATCACAGATTTCTTTGAGGGCTTTGCCTTTCAAATAGAAACCTGCAACAGCCGCCCTTGCATTGGCATGTGGAATTGCCCATATCGCACGGATCAGCTTCTCCAGCGCCTCCCATTTCTGCTGACACTTCTTTTCCTTTTCTTCGAGCATGAATTCATACAGTTCTTGCTCGTTCTGGCTCTCGGCTTTATTCAGACTTTCCTTGATGTCAGACATTTCCTGCTCCATCGCCAGCAGTTCCTCTCGAATGTGGGGAATCGCCTTGCAGCACTCAAGTGCGTGATTCACCTCTGCTTCAGTTGGCGGATGATTTCCCAGAATACTCGGTCTTGCCATTCTGTTTCCCTCCCCTCATGCGGTCTTTGTATTCCAAGACGACCGCAATTTTCTCCAGTGCCCTCTCCCGTTCAGCCTCCACGGTCTTCCGCCCCAGCACCTTGCCAGAACTGTCCTCTACCGTTGGGATGGCTTTCCGCTGCACAAAGAGCTGCTGGGCAACGAGCTGTGTCCGCCCTCGCAGACTGCGCAGCCCGATCTCGAACAGCTCAATTTCCTCGCAGACACGACGGTACGGCTCGATCAGCTCCTCATCCCGGCGTTCCTGAATCTCCCGGTTCATAGATGCCAGCACCTTGTCGCAATTGAGGACGGTGCGCTCCACAGGGTTGGTCGTTCCACTTGTTTTGATCCGCTCTCCCTGCTCATGCGCCCCTTGCGACAGCTTGTAGATGACCTCCTCCCGCGTGTAGAACCATGCAAAGGACTCATCGATCTGCCGCTTCAGCTCCTGCCGCTTTGCCAGCAGTTGCGGATAGGAATCGGCCAGTTCTCTGGCTTTTCCCATATAGTCCTGCTTCTCACCGCAGACCTGTGTTTCTTCGCTCATGGTCAAGCCCTCCTTCCTGACCGATTTTGTGTATCACATAGCCGCGGCAACAGAAAAATTCTGTTCAGCAGCTTTTCTCTCGGCGCGCTCCCGCGCCTTTGCACGGCCGCGCTCCCAGCGTTCAACATTGATATCTGCCTGCCGCTTTGCCTCCTGCATCAGGATCGCAGGATTCAGATTGGTCAGGGTGCGATACCACTTCGAGTGGAAGAATCGCTCCAGTTTCTTTTTGCTGGACCGGTGTTTCCATTCTTCCGGCTCCTGCACCAGCTTGAACAGTGCCTTCCGATAATCCTTAAATGCCTGCAGAACGATGGCGTTTGCCAGTTCTTCATAGCACTCGGCGTAGTCAACACTCTCCATTGTCGCTCTCCTTTGTGTCGTACCACGGTTTCATGAGCTGCTTGCCCTCAAGACTGCAAGGATAGAGCTGGATGTCATACCACGCCAGCTCATACATCTCATCCAGCAGACGGCGGTTGGGTTCCGGCAGGGTTGCGGCATACCGGATGAACGCCTCGATAAACCGGGACTGGCTCGTCTCCCCTTTCATCTGCCGCGCATAGACCGCCTCGGCAAACCGAAAGCACTGTTTCTTGTGCTGCTGAATCCAGTCGTACTTCCAAGTGATGGCTTTGAGGAGCGTTTTGCGGCTCTCATCCGGCGTGACCTTGGGCATGGTCGCCTCCTGGCCCTTTTCTCTCAGGCGGTTGTAGCGTTCCCATGCCCGATCCTCGCTGCTGAAAATCAGCCGACAGCGAAGCTCCTCCAAACGGACAACATACATGAGTCGGCTGACCTCATTCTCGTAGAGGTCTTTGATCAGAAAGTCAAAGTTCATCTTGAGGTCGGCAGTCCGTCGCACCGGGTTGTCCCCCAGCAGCTCGCAGAGCAATCCGGGTTCCCGGATGGGGCGGAACATTGCATAAGGAATCGTGAAACCGGCCTCATCGCGTTTGGGTTTCGCTACCGTTACCGGCTTGGCGGTTTCATAGCGGTAGCCGCTGTGTTTGAGATTCAGACCGACATTGCGGTCTTTCTCATTCAGAAACAAAATCTTCTCCATTGTCATTCCTCCAGCCGTGCTTTGACGGCAGAAATCAGCTTTTCTTGTGTCATGTCTTTTTGTTCAAGGGCAGTCATCACATCCTCATCCACCGTGTCCTTGGTGATGATGTGGTGAATGGTGACAACCTGTGTTTGTCCCTGCCGCCAGAGGCGGGCATTGGTCTGCTGGTACAGCTCCAAACTCCATGTCAGGCCGAACCAGATCAGGATGTGTCCGCCCTGCTGGATGTTCAAACCGTGTCCGGCCGATGCCGGGTGAATCAGGGCAACCTGGATCTTGCCAGCATTCCAGTCCTTGATGTCGGTGCTGGTCTTGATGTCCCGCACGGGGATCTTGAGCTTCGTTAGATGGTTGATGATGCGCTCACGGTCGTGCTTGAACCAGTAGGCCACCAGCACTGACTGGCCGTTGGCGGCTTCAAGGAGGTCTTCCAGTGCCTCCAGCTTGTGGTCATGCAGGATTCGCGCCTTAGCGTTCTCGTCATAGACCGCGCCATTGCTCATCTGCAACAATTTTCCAGTCAGCGATGCAGCATTGGCAGCGTCTATGTCCCCGTCCTTCAAAGGGATCAGAAGGTCTTGCTTGAGCATATCGTAGAGCTTGCGCTCATCTGCGTTCATCTCCACCTCATATCGGGTAGGGATACAGTCCGGCATATTCAGGTAGTCCAGAGCCTTCATGGAAATGGTGATATCCGAGATGCGCTGGTAGATCAGCTCCTCTGCTCCCTCTTTTGGCTTGTACTGAAACACCACACCACTTGACGGATTCATAGATGCTGCCTTGAAGTAGGCTTCTCGGTAGCGTCCGATAAACTTACCCAAACGCTCCCCGCCATCCAAAATTCCGATTTCAGCCCAGAGGTCCATAAGACCATTGGAGGACGGCGTGCCGGTCAGCCCGACCCACCGTTTCACATACGGGCGGACTTTTCGCAGGAACTTAAAGCGCTGGGACTGGTAGTTCTTGAACGAGGACAGCTCGTCAATGACCACCATGCTGAAGTCCCAGCGCATTCCATTCTTCTCGTAGTACTCCACCAGCCACTTGACGTTTTCCCGATTGACCACATAAATCATGGCCGGGTGGTGGACTGCGGCAATGCGTGTCTTCACATCGCCCACGACGATTGAAATGTCCAGATTTTTCAGGTGATCCCACTTCTCGATCTCAGCCGGCCAGGTGTCTCTTGCAACACGAAGCGGTGCGATGATGAGGACCTTGTTGACCTCAAATGTGTTCAGCATGAGCTCTTGGATTGCGGTCAGGGTGATAACTGTTTTGCCTCAGCCCAAGCCCATATCCAGGAAAAGAGCTGCGATGGGGTGTGTCTTGATATACTCCGTGCAGTATCTCTGATAATCGTGCGGAATGAACTTCATTTGGGCATCACCTCGCCTTCTGGCAGTGTGACCTGCGGCATTTCCGTGTTGTGAATCTCCGGGATCTTCGCTCCAATGCCCTGTGGAATAGGGTCACCGGGTTTCCATTGAATGAGTGCATCAAGGGCGGGCTGGATCTGCTCTGGCCGGTCCACGCAGAATACCGGAAAGCCCAGTGCTTCAAGCTGCTGTCTGCGTTTTCGCTGCAACAGACGCATCTGCTTGCCGGGGGCTTTCAGCTCCACAAAGGCACACTTGCCGCCCAGCAGCAAGACCAGCCGATCCGGTACACCGTTCATGCTCTGGCTCGTAAATTTAAGGGCCTGCCCTCCGGCGGCCCTCACAGCTTCTACGAACTGACGTTCGACTTCACTTTCCCGCATTGGATGCCTCCTGTTCCTTGGCAGCCTCCTTTTCTTCCTCGGCGTGGAATGCTTCCATGATTTCTGCAATGGCTACGCCCTGCTGTGCTGCTTCTACGCTCAACTTTGCTGTGCTCTGCTTGATCAACTTCGTCATCAGCTCATACGGATTACCCTCGCCCTGCAATTTACAGACCATAGAGCAGGCGGCAATCAGTGCGCTCCACAGATAGGTGAAGTCCTGGGATGGAATGAACTCGCTTGTATCCAGCTCTGGCATCTCCTGTCCTTTTTCCAACCCCCAGAGTTCACCAAAGCTCACACCAAAGTAGTCACAGAGATGCTGCTGCATCTCATCGGTAGGCACACGACCGCGTTCCCACAGGGAGACAGCCTCCTTAGTGACCCCCAGTGCCTTTGCCAGCTGAGACTGGCTCATGCCTTTCTGCTTTCTCAGCTTCTTGACCTGCAATTTCCGAATTGCTCTCATGATGTTCCTCCTCTGCCCGCCACACTCCGGTGCGTGGACGCTTCTTTTTCTTCTTTCGGCGTTCCTCCAGCAGCACATGACCGATGGCGGCATCTGCCGTGGGGTCTGAATGACTGCGGTTGTGCCGCCTTTCGGGCGGACTTTCTTCTTTGTGCTCGACCCAGCGAACAGCCAATGTCTCTTTTTCCACGCTGCTCACCTCACCGGTTGATTTCTTTCCACTGAGCCGGCTCCATCGTGGCGACCTGCCAGCCGATGCCTTCCAGCGTGGTGGCCCGGTCATACGAGGCAACATCCTGGGAGGCCCTGGTCACGGCATTGGACAAACCGTAGAGCGACAGGTCACCGCCTGCGATGAGGTACTTGAGGATGCCCTCCTGCTCATCTGCGTTGATGCCGTAGCTCTGGGAAGTGAGCTGGACCACATCCTGCACCTTACCGGTGATGGGTACCTCCATCGACTCCTGCAGGCGGCCAACCACCTGTGCGAAACGAGCCTCATCAATGGCTGCCATCGCAGTGTCGCGGAGCTTCAGCAGAAAAGCCTTGTCCTCTGCCTCCAACGTCTCGTCCGAGTACAGCGCAAAGCTGTCCTCGACTGCCTTTGCCTGCCGACCGACATGGTGGCGACGTTCGCCCATGTCACATACGGTCATGCCGTTTGTGCAAACAAGTCTGTAGATTAGAGGCTGGATGGACACAGCCCCCAAACCAACCTCAGAATTGGAGATCATCACGCCAGCCTGTACGATGTCTCCCTTTCGGACTTCCATCTCCAGTCGGTGGTTGACCACTTTGAGATATAGCCGATTTTCCGTCACCTCTGACGAAACCACTTCATACTGGTCGTTCCCAGCGAACAGCGGCAACACCGATGTGGCGATCTCCATATTGTCGATTCGGCGGTATCGCTCCGACAGCAGCGCACGGGCGACCTGCCCGGAGCCGTAGTCCATAGACCGCACCATGTAGGAGTTGGGCTTGTCCGCAAACCATGCGTTCACGTTCTCTGCCAGCAGCTCCGGCTTCTGGCTCTGCATCAGGTCGTAGTACTTAGCCGGGATGCCCAGTGCCGATGCCACCTGACGGTGGAACAGCGCGGTGGTTCCAAAGGTCATCTGCTGGTCTGTGGTCAGATGATTCAGCTCGAAGGTATGTCCATCTTCCCAGAGGCGCATCCCCGGTGCCGGAGCAATAAAATCCTGCTTTGCCTTGTTCTGCCGGTCCAGCTCGACCAAGACTTCCTGCAAATTTCTGCCTGTTTTCATGTTCTTTCCTTTCTATGGCGCATATTTATACGCCAGCTTATGCGTCAGTGTCCTTATGCCAAGGGCACCGCATTCTTAAAGTTCTCGATTGATCATCTGCTGGATGATCCGGACGGCCCCCTGCATCCGGGCACGGTTCAGCCGTGTGTCGTGCAGGAGTGTGTCCAAAGCATCCACCTCATCCCGGATATTACAGAGGACAGACCGCTGATGGTCAGCAAGGCGTTCATTGTCCTGCTCCATGCGGTCGTACTCCTTTTCGTAGTCATCAATGTCCTCCACATTCGTGTCGATGTAGCTCTCGATCTCACGGGCCAGTTCCTCACCGGCATAGTCGGACACGGCTTCCAGCAGATCCCGGATGCCAAACGGTGTCAGGATCTTGCCGTCCTTCATTTCAATGGCGTGCGGCATATTGCTCCCCCCTTAGTCTTTGAAGTAGTAGTCGCCCTTGTACCCGGCAGCCGCCAGCGGTAGACCATCGCACCAGTCAGGGTTAGCTGCCATGAGCTGGCAGATCTCCTCCACCGTGTACTTATCCTTGGGGGCTTCGATGATGACCTCGTCGTGGACGTGCGCCACGATGTTCAAGCCCTCATCCTCGATCCGAGCCATGGCTTCAGCCAGAATGTCCCGGGCAATCGCCTGTGTGGCGTTCTCCACCAGCCGGCCGGAGTAGGTCTCCTGCCGCGCCCACTTGTGGTTCTGTCCCACACCTTCGTAGGTCAGGCTCATGCGTCCGAAGCGATTCGGTTGCTGTTTGGGCTTGAGGTATGCCAGCTTTCGACCAGAGGGCAGCACCATCCAGAGTGTGCCGGAGTAAAACACAAAGCTGATCCTGCCGATGTCCTGTCGTTCCCCGGTCTTGAAAGCCTGCATTGCGGCTTTCTCCACGTTCCACCAGTACTGCACGATCTTGGGGTTGGCTTCACGCCATGAGTCGATGATCTCCGGAAGTTCTTCTTCCTTCAATCCCATCTGCAAGGCACCCATGCTGATGAGCGCACCGGAGGAACCGCCGTAGCCACAGGCCAGTGTTGCGATTTTCCCTTTCTGGCGCAGGTCACCGTTGATGCCATGCTTGACCACCGGGACATGAAACATCTGGGAGGCTGTGGCACAGTAAAGATCCTCGCCGTTCTGGAAAGCGTCCAGCACCCACTGCTCCCCTGCCTCCCAAGCAAGCACCCGGGCTTCGATGGCAGAAAAATCCGCCACGATGAACTCGTATCCATCCTTCGGGATAAGCATGGTGCGAATGAGCTGGGAAAGGACATCCGGTGTGTTGCCGTAAATGCTCTCCACCATGTCAAAGCAGCCCATCTTCACGAGCGTTCTTGCCTCATCCAGCGTGAAGATGTGGTTCTGCGGCAGATTCTGCAACTGGATATTCCGGCCGGAGTAGCGTCCGGTGCGGCTTGCGCCGTAGAACTGGAACAGTCCTCTTGCCCTGCCGTCCGGGCAGACACAGCGTTCCGCTGCCTGGTATTTCTTGACGGAGCTTTTCGCCATCTGGAGTCGGAGCTTCAGCATATCCATTGCCTCGGCATCTACGCCGTTCTTGTCCAGCTCGCCGATCATCTCGGTGACATTCTTCTTGCCCAGCGTGTTCATCGGGATGCCGCGTTCATCCAGCCAAGTCTTCAGCTGGGACACAGAGTTCGGATTCTCCAGCCCCGTCAGCTCATACGCTTTCGCGCTCATGGCATCCGACAGGAGCAGATCACAGGCAATAGCCTGCTGGACAAGTTCCGTATCAATCTTCACGCCACGGTCGTTGATACGCTCGTTTACCCGGTAGTGATGCCACTCCCGGGCAGGCATTGGAAAGCGTTTCAGCCGCTTGTAGATGTCCACCTCCGTGTTAACGTCCTGAATGCAGTAGTACTTGAACTTTGCCCAGTCTTCCGGGAGATGGTGTGGAAGATTGCGTGTGCGGCCGCCGTTGCTCTTGGTCGGCTTGCAGGGCGCAGAAAACAGCTTGATGAGCCGTTTACCTTCTTCGTCCTTTTGCTGTGTGGTTCTCAAGACTTCACCGACGTCTTTCAGTGCCATGGGCAGGGTCAGCGATGCCGCCATGACCATGGTGCAGATCCAGTTGTCCGGCGACAGGAATGTGCAGGGTTCCAGATACTGTCCGGGGTAGTGCTGCTGGAGATATCGGGAAAAGCTCACACGCTCGAATGCCGCATTGTGAGCGATCAGGGTAACATTGCTGTCCTTAAAATCGTCCAGTAGTTCTTGTGGGAATGGGTCCCCGGATGCAAGGTCAGCCAGCTTCGTTTCTCCGAACCCCTCGCCATCATCCGTTGCCCATGCAATGAGCAGTATCTCAAAGCTGGGGTCGGAAACGTAGCGGTACAGACCGCATTTCTTGATGTCCGCCTCGCAGTAGGTTTCAATATCGATCAGTGTTTCTTTCAAAGTTCATCACCTCGGTCTTTCCATGTAAAAAGAGGGAGCCGAAGCTCCCTCCCGGTCATTGTGTACTTAGCGCAGGTAGTCGGGCAGTTCCTCACCGGAATCGCCGCTGAGGACTTCCTCATCATCCTCCAGCGCATCGAAATCTGCCTCCGCAGAGGCACGGCCGGACAGACGGTCGCCGTCCTTGACGAACTGGATGTTGCCCAGGCCAGCCGCCACACCGCGATTGCCGTTGGCGTTGAAGGCGTAGAAGTTGACGCTGACATTGCAGTAGCAGCCGGAGTAGACCATCATGGGGTCGAGGACAGGCTGCACATGACGGTCAACCACCTGCGGTGCGTCCTTGCTGCTGGCGTTCAGAAAGAAGTGCTCCTGATAGTTTTCATCATCCGGGCGGTCGATGTCGCCGTCACGCAGAGGCATCTTGAGGTTGGGCGGAATCTTGCCGCTCCACTTGCGGGTCTTGCCGTCCTCCTTGGCTGCCTCGATAGCCTTGTGGATCGCCAGCAGGGTCTTCTTGTCCGTCTTGGGAATCAGGCAGGACACGGAGTACTTTGCCTCACTTCCGTTGATACTCTTGGGCTCGAAGATGTTGGCAAAGGAAATGCGGCAAGGGATGACGACCTTAGTCGCGCTCATAGTCTTGTTTGCAGTAGCCATAGATTTTTTATCCTCCATTGTGTTTTAATCGAGTAGTGCGAATTCATCTGCGGCAGTATCAAGATCGACTGCCGGTCTGGGGTCGGAGTCCGGGACAAGTGCCAGCTTACCGGGCGGCTTCACCACATACTCACCCAAGACCTCTTGAAATTTCTTTCTGCCCATGAGCTTTTCAAACTCGGTCAGAGAGATCATCTCGGTCTTGTAGATGTCGGTGTAGCCTGCCTGTGCCGCGGCACTCGCCACTGCTTTCGGGTCAAGGAACTGCCGTTTGCTACGGCCTTCCACCACCTTATACCCCTCCCAGCACACACCGTGGTTGATAGCCTCGGAGCTGACGTAGGCGAAGATGGCTTCGATCCAGGACTCGATGCGGTTCAGCGTGGGCAGCATCTTTTCGATGTCCATCTTGGACAGCAGTGCCGGAGACTTGAAGGTCGGTGCGGTGGTGTCCGGGTCATAGGCTGCCGTGGCATCCGTTTCTTCCTGCTCGTCTGCCAGCACGCCGGCATCCAGGTCAAGGAACTCGGTCTTGACCAGCGCCATTGCTTCGGCAGCACAGGCTTTGCAGGAAGTCCGGGCGCGACAGAAGCGGCACCAGTCACCGGGTACCTGCTCACCCTTACCTTCAAAGGCGAGCTTGGCTCTGGGGCGGACATAGCTTTCGGCCCAGTCCAGCAGTTCCTCCACACTGCATTCAAAAGTCGAGATATTCTCCAGCCGAGGCTGGATGATGGTCATGGACACCCTGGTGATGCTGTACAGATACCCGTAAGCGTGGTAAGCACCAAGAGCGTAGAGCATCATCTGCGGATTGTGGTCACAGCTGACAAAAACGCCTTTTCCGTTTTTATAGTCCATGACGTAAAGGGTACCGTCTGCGATGATCACGCAGTCGCCGGTACCGAATCCCTGCGGAACGAGGTAGCTGTAATCCAGCCGTTCCTCCACCATGACCAGCGGATGTGGGCAGGTTTCCTTGATGCGCTCGACTGTGGAGATGATGTACTCCGCATAGATGTCGGTGTTGGCATCCATCTCATCGGTGTCGAACTCGGAAGTAGGCCGCCTCACACGCTCATGCAGGTACTTGCGGAGCTTGTACTCGCCCAGCGCATGGGCGGCTGTCCCCTCCTCGGCGTACACCGAGGATTCATTGGGAAAATTCTGCTCCAGCCGAGCGGATGGCGTACAGTTGAGCCATCTTTTCGAGCTAGACGCAGAGAGGATCGCGTGTACTGCGGGCATACGACACCTCCGTTACAGCTGGGAGATGTCTGCGAGAAACGCCTCGTACTTCGCTGTCGGCAGTTCAGAAAGCTGATCTACGCCGTAGGTCTTCAGCAACTGACCGATTTTCTCGTTGTTGCTGCGCTTCTGCTTGATCTTCGCCACGATGACCGATGTGATGTCATCCTTGGAGATGGTCACAGCAGGCTGTTCCGGCTCCGCCTTTTGGCCAGTGTCCACATCAAAGGGCAGGTCATCCGCCGGGTCAACCGGGAAGTCGGACAGTTCCTCCTTTGCCTCATCTGCGGCAGAGGTTTCCTCTGCAGGAGCATCCTCGGTCGGCTCCTGGGGCTGTTCCTCCATCACAGGCGGAGTATCCTGCTTGCGAGGACGCTTTACCGGCTTCTTACGAGGATGCGGCATCTCCTGACCCTTGGGTGCTGTGTCCACGGGCGAGAGCTTTGCAGAAGGCAGCGGCTTGTCCTCCTCCGTGTCATCGTCAGGAGTGAACTCCAGGAGTTCGATCTGCTCTGCCATGCCCTCGCACATCTGGGTCAGGCCACGGAACACCTCCGTCAGACCATCCACGATTTTCTTGGGGCCAGTCAGCATCTCACTCATCCTCGTCCACCTCATCGTCCTCGCCACAGACGGAATCCAAATACTCAGCCTGAGCATCCAGAACCATCATGATAGACTGCTTGCACAGGCCGGTCTTGGCCGCGATAGCATCGATCATAGCCTCGATGTCGATATCCGGCTCTTCTTCCTCGACACCATTGAAATAGGTGTTGCTGGTGCTGCGCTCATCCAGATGGATGTGGAGGTTCTCGACCTTCAGCATCACCGGGAGGATTCGGCGGATTTCCGGGGCCTTGGAGTTCAGATTTTTGTCATTCATCATTGTGTTGCTCACTTTCCGCAGCCTTGGGCTGCTTATCCTGCTGACCATTTTCGGCCATGTTGTACTTCTGTGCGATGCTCTGGACGAGCAGCTCCGCTACCCGTCCGGGTTCAGGAAGAGTATGCACCGGCTTGCCCAGCTCCTTAGCCTTGGCTATTTCCTGCGCCATACCATCCGACACGCGCTCACCGAACACCCAGAGTTCATCTGCTTGTTCCAGCCATGAGAGTGCGAACCGCATCCCGGTGTCCCGCTCCGCTGCCACATCGTCCTTGAGGAAACGAGTGAAATACAGATGCGGTGCCAGCGGCTGGATGCCCATCATGGCGAGGATTCGGCAAGCTTTGAGTGCCCTCTCGATATTGGACCGTTGCTCCTCTGCCCTGTCTGCCAGCGATACCGCCGTAGGACGGAACGGAGAGCAAACGTAGACTTTCTTCGGAGCGGTGTTTCCACCGGGCGGCCGCACCGGGGCCGAACTCTTTAAGGGATTGCTCTGGGGATTCTTGATGTTACTCATGGGGCTTGTCCTCCTTGGATGTATTCGTGAGAGGAACTCCTCTCATAAAGCGCACGATTTTTTGTCGTTTGGGAGGTAGTTTCTTAAAAATTCTTTCTGATTTTTTTCAAAGCACCCTCAAGGCAGTCCCCGACAGAACGGCGAGCAATGCCCAGTTCATCTGCAATCTCGTACTGGTTTAGTCCCTTATAAAAGTAGAGCTGGACGACTTCCTGCTGACGCTCCGTGAGCTTGCTCATGGCGGCATACAGCTTCCGGAGTTCCTCGTCAGCCAGCATCTCAGCGTTTTCTGCCTCCATGAAGTCCACCATAGCGGCATCGCACCAATCAGTTCCATCGCAGGACAGAGCGAACTCCTCGTAGTCACGGCTGATCTTGCTTCGGTTATTCTCCAGCCGGCGTTCGCCCTCCATAACCAGGCGCACAGTCCACTCCACTTCCTCGAACACCTCAGCTGGGACGACCTCATAGGTGCCATCGTTGAAATCATAGCGGTAGTCTCCGCAACGGTTCACATCCAGTACGGTGTGTGTATCGTCTGCTTCGTAAACTGCATAGCCGTTCGTGTATGCCGTGATCGTCGCACCGTTCACGGTTGCCCTTGCCGCCACCACCGGGTTCATCTCCATAAGCTGCTTATAGCCCGGGATTTTCTTCTCCAGCACCTTGTCCACGCAGTTCTTCAGCTCACGCAGCGAGATGTGTGCGTTGACAGCCAAAGCCTCGACCGCCTGTGCCACGCTCTCCACTGCCTGCGGTAACGGCTGGCGGATCTCCATCACGCCTACACCACCGTAAATTGCAACTGCCCCGTTCATCATGTTAGTCATTTTCTTGTCCTTTCCCCCGGACTCTGGGAGGGAGAAGGATACCGATGACGGAGACGGAACAGGGCTCACATTCTGAGCTTGGGCTGCCTGCAAAACGCAAAATGCCCGATTCCAGAGATGGGAGGTACACCCATAGACCGGCTGTTCCACCTCCAGCAGATGACATCTGCCAGTGCGTAAAACTCCGTTATGGTATCCTCAACCCTCTCTAGAATCGGGCTTACGATATTATTTTTGTTCTTGGGGCTTGTCCTTTTGGGTTTGCCCCCTTGAACTGACTACATGATAGCTGAAGTCCGCGCAAACAGCCAGCTCACCAAGTGAGCCCTACGAAAAGCATCGTCATTCCGTGCTTTTATTGAAATTTAGGCTACACCAGACGGTCTCACACCACCTCATTGCGCCATTTTGCTGCCATTTAGGGCTCACTCTTTGAGCTCTCCCCCACAGAAAAAATTTCAAAAAAAGAGGCGACCAGACCATTTTGTGGTCCAATCGCCTCATGGGGATTCTGTTGTATGTACTTCAGCAGGCAGTTTTGAGCGGGGTACATCCGCAGGCTGTAAGGAATACATTGACTTGCTCGATACCATCTTTGTAATGAGCCATCAGGATCATCTGATAGACGGTATTCCTTTGATTGTTGAAGTCCAGTGTGATTCCACACATTCTCAATAAATCACTGCTGACCATTGGTGGAAGACGCAACGCCACCGAAATGGCAACGATTTGTTCTGCGCTTGCCTCCTGACCTGCGCGAAGCCGCTTCACTGTGGACACAGAGAGTCCGGACTCAGACTCCATCTGCTCTACAGACATATCCCGGTCATTCATCAACAGCTTCAGGGCATCCCCAAACTCCAGCCCTGCGATCAGCTTTCGTATTGCCATAGACCACTGGACCTCAGCGACAAACTCATCCGGAGCAGCAAACTCCTGCTCAGCAGTATTCTGCGACATCTGGCGGCAAACCGAGTTGGCATTAACAGCCGCCACTTTAGGCTCGATATTCTTATATGCCACCTCGGTCCACCCCCTTTCCTCAAAAGCGTAAACAGCAAAAAAGGCCGGAATGGTCCCAGAACGTATGTACTCGGATCACTCAAAGTACATACAGTTCCATGAACCATTCCGGCCCGCTTTCTAGGAAAAGGGTGTCGGCAACAAATCAGGTCAGAAGCTGATACTCCCACCTGAGTCGCAATGTACTTCGGCCTATATTCTTTTCAGATGCGCTTACTACGCTCTTGATTAAGATCAAAATCTTCATTATGTAACGTCCTCGTATATTACTTCTTCAAGCATTGACCTGGTCTTAGGGGTGGTATTTGCTGGCAGCAAATGCATCAGACAAATCTCTCTATTTTTCGCTGCTTTTTTATTATACTCCCTCATAAACCTGTCGGCAACCCACTCGCAGACATTACTTGTGTAGATTTTTGTCAATCTTTTTTGTGCTTTTTAACTAATACTTAGTACGACTTTTTGTTGTGACTGCATAAAATTCTGTAATTTAGAAGAATTCCACCCCGTGTAAGCGACCTTTCCTTCTTTCTCGCGCCTATAAACGTCTGAGAGACGAAAATCACTCCACTCTTAAGCAAATTTTTTTCATATATAGTTTTTATGTCTAGCTCCTTGTGACATAATTCCTGCAACCTTTTAACTGTCCATACACGATCATTCCAAACAAAAAAGCCGAGGCAGACTCCAGACAGCTCCAAATAGAGCTATCTGAATGTCTACCTCGGCTTACCACGCTTTCGAGCAGCACCAAACAGGCAGCAGTTCAGTTTTTAACTGGCTCACACGATTCTCCGATGAGCCAAGTGTGCGAATTCACATCCGCTTCTTCTCATTTCCGTCTTCAAACTTGAGACACGGGCCAACGCAACACTGGGCTGCCAGATCATCTAAGTACTCATAGGCTTGCAGCTTTCCGTTCTTTACATACGCCACAGCCTTGCGCCCATTGACCGTTGCCCGGACTGCAAGCAGCATCCGCTTGCCTTGGGTCGTATAAATTCCGCAGTTTGCTTCCAACACTATCACCCAACCTTTTCTGGAGATAAATATTCCAAAAGCCGAAACACACGCTGGTACCAAAGCGCATCTTCCAAACTTTTCTTCTATCTTGCGCTTGACAACTTGCGTGTTGTGCGTTAATATAAATACGCAAGTTGCGTTTGCAATTCACATTATACGAGCCAACTTGCACATTGTCAAGCGCAACATAACTCACAATGCGCTATCAATTAGGAGGAAACGACCATGAAGTTCGGTGAGAAAGTCAGGAAAGCCCGACTTGCTGCTAAGTACTCTCAAAAGCAGCTCGCGGAAATGACCGGCATTGCACTACGCACCATCCAGAATTATGAAAGCGGAGAACGGATGCCAAAGAAAAAGGAGGCCTATCCTCTGCTCGCCGATGCACTCGGAATTGAAGTCAGCTCTCTCATGGACGATAACGCCGACTTCGTTATCAAAGCCACCGAGAAATATGGTTCTAAAGGACATGAGCAGGCCGAACGCCTTATTAAAGAGGTGTCTGGCTTGTATGCCGGTGGTGAATTGGCCGAAGAGGATATGGAGGCCATGATGCGCGCCTTCCAAGAAGCGTACTGGAAAGCCAAAGAGAAAAACAGAAAGTACGTTCCTAAAAAATACCGGGGCATTTCAGAATCCGGCAGCGAATCCTGATTTACAGCGTTCAGCTGTTCCCCATGATAATGGAGTGAAGTGCAATCATGATTAGTAGGAAAGCCTCCATCTTGCCGGGTCGTCTGGCTCGAAAATACAAATCCAACGATCCGTTTGAAATTGCCGAAGCCCTCGATATTGAGGTTTTAGAGCGAAGTGATTTCAAACGGCAAAAAGGCGCGTTCAAGGTCATCTTGAACAACAGTTTCATTTTCATCAATGCCAACCTGTCAGATGAAATGAAGCGCCTCGTGTGCGCCCACGAACTGGGCCACGCTCTTCTCCATCGCTCTCTTGGAAAGTCTGAAACCGGGCTGATGGAGTTTGAGCTGTTTGACATTACAAGTACAACCGAATATGAAGCGAACCTTTTCGCTGCCAACCTGCTCCTCGACGAAAATTTGATTGAGGAACTGGTCAGCGATGGCTTTGACATCGTCCAGATTGCTCGGCAGCTTGGCACGAATGTGAACCTGCTGCTGCTGAAGCTACAGCAGATGAACGATGACAACCGTTTCCGCCTTCCCGATATGCCCGACCGAAACTTCCTCGGTGTCATTTCGGATGATGCCGGGCACCTTTAATAGTGGGAGGTGACCCACATGGCTATTCCAAAACGAACCAAGATCGAGCGCGTCTATGTGAAGGTCGCCTCGGAATTCGATTCTACCGGCTATATGCTGCCGACCTCCATCACATGGGCAGACGGCAGAACCTTTCCTATTGAGACCGTCCGAGCCTTTCGGCCGGCTGGCACAGCAGACAATGACTGCACCGGTGACTGCTTCACGGTTCTCATTCAGGGCAAGGAGAAACACTTGTTCTTTGAACACATCGACCCTCGCTTTACCGGACGGCTTGGACGCTGGTATGTGGAGCGGACAACCTAATGGAAGGAGAGTGACACAGCATGGCAAAGCGCACATACCTCGCGATAGACCTTAAAAGCTATTACGCCTCGGCCGAGTGCGCGGCTCGGCATCTCGATCCGCTGACCACGAATCTGGTCGTGGCCGATGCAAGCCGCACAGAGAAAACCATCTGTCTGGCTGTGTCCCCTTCCCTCAAAGCATACGGTATTCCCGGCCGCGCTCGGCTGTTCGAGGTCGTGCGGCGCGTCAAGGAAGTCAACAACGGTCGCCTGCGCGATGCCATCCAGAATCGCACT